TCACCTTTCGCCTCCCTGCTTCGCCCTGTGCTCCGCCCTTGCCTTCGCGACCTCGGCATTGCCGCGCTCGCGGCGGCGGATGTAGTGCGCCGTCATGCGCGCGTCGGAATGGGTGAGCAGGTCCTGGATCAGCGTCACGTCGACGCCGGCGTCCTCGGCCTCGGTCGCGGCGCCGGCGCGGCTGTCCATGTTCCACACCTCGTCCGGAATGCCGGCGGCGCGCGCGACCTGGCGGTACCAGTTGCGGTAGCTGCGCTCGCGCACCGGGAGGCCGTGCTCGCCCTTGACGATCGCGCCCAGGCGCTGCGCGTGCGGCACGCGCTCGAGCAGCGGGAAGAGGATCGGATAATCGGTGAGCGCGAAGCCCGACGGCGCCCCGCGCTTCGACGTGCGCAGGCGGAATTTCCAGCCCGGGATGTTGTCCCAGCGGAACGCGCCGACCCACATCTCGCCCTTGTGGTCGTACTCGGCATGCGGCGTGTCGAGCATGGCCGGCACCCATTTGCCGATGATGTCGCGCTGGCGCAGCGCCATCTCGAACTGCGCCGCGACGCCGATCGCCATCGCGAGCATGCGCTCCGCCGGCTGCACGCCGCGCGCGCCGAGCTCGAGCGCGGTGCGCACGAACGCGAAGGCCTGCGCCGACGTCATCTCGGTGTCGCGCCCGCTGCCGTTCTCGAACCGCGCCTTGCCGAGGCGCTCGAGCGCCTCCTTGCAGTCGCGGAACGGCGCGCCGAGCCCGGCGCAGAAGCGCCACACGGCGCGCACCATCTGCACGGCGTCGTGGGCGCGGTCGATGCGCTCCTCCGCGCCGGCGCTCGCGGGCTTGCGCCATTCCCTGTACCAGCGGCGCACGTCGACGAGCGTGACGTTGCGGTTCACCCGCGCCGCCACGGTGCCCTCGATCACCTTGAGGCTCTCGCCGTAGGTGCGTCGCGTGTTGGCGGCGACGCTGTTGAAGGTCGAGATCGTGTGGCCGCGGAAGATCGCGATCGCGCTGCCCATGGTGCCGGTGTAGCGCGCGACCAGGCGCGCGTCGCTCGCCTGCGTCGTCGGCTCGTCGAGCGCGGCGAGCCAGGCGTGCAGCCTGGCGGTGTGCTCGCGGCAGAGCTCGGCGAGCTCGCCGGCGTCAGCGCCCGCCGGCAGCCGCACGGACGCGTCCGGATAGCCGCGCGGGTCGCGCACGACCTGGCGGGCCATCCAGTACCATTGCGGCGTGCCGTCCTGCAGGATGCGGCCGCGCTTCAATCCCGGCGCGTTGCTCTTGGTCGGCAAAGGTCTCGGGCCCGTCTTCGCTCTGGGTTGCGGGCGCATCGTTCCTGACCCCGTTGTTGTTGTCGAGCCACGCAACGACGGCGGGCCAATAGCGCCCGCCCCACAACGCCTTCACCTGGGGAAAACCGCGCAGCTCGGCGGCGCGCACCGCCGCGCGGAAGCGCTTCTCGCCGAGATGCGGCGCGACTCGCCGGCGCAGCTCGGCCTCGTCGACGAAGAGGGACGGGTAGCCGGACGACGGCGCGTCGTCTCGGCGCGGCGCGTCGAGTGCATGCAGCTGCGCGGTCACGGCCGCGCCCACGCGTGCGGCCGTGTTGGGTGGCGCTCGAGCTCGCGGCGGCCCTTGACCGTGATGCGCGCGAAACGCTCGCGGCCCGGGCTGCCGCCGACAAGCGAGCATAGCTTGCGCGCCGCGAGCGTGCGCACGGTCTGCGCCTGCCAGTACTTGCCGGGCAGGTGGCCGCTCGACCAGCCGGCGCGGCCGCGCGTGAGGGTCGCGCGCGCCATCGCGCGCAGCGCCTCGAGCTGCCAGGCCGAGATCGGCCGCTCCCAGGCGGCCGCGCGCGCGTCGATCGCGGCGCGCTCGGCCGGCGTGCGCTGGCTCGGTCCGGTGCGCAGCGGCATGGCTCACTCCTCCTTGACGAACGACGCGATCGTCGCGCGCAGCCGCTCGAGCTGGGCGCGCGCCGCCTGCGCGTCGGCCGCGAAGGCCTGCATCACGTCGTTGATGGCGCCGAGCGCGAGCGCGGTGGACAGATCGCCGTCGACGCCGGCGCCGGCGGCCTCGACCATGGCGGCGACGAGCTCGTCGACCAGGCGCTTGTTGGCGGGCTTCGCCGCCGCGGCCGCGCCCGACAGGCGCTCGCGCAGGCGCCGCGCCGCCGGCGTCTCGCGCACGAGGGGGACGACGTTCATGCGGCCTCCTCGGCGACGTAGAAGAGCGGCGCGCGGCAACGCACGCAGTAGCCCGTGGCCGCGTCGGTCCAGATCGGCGTGTGCGGCCCTACGATCGGCAGCGCCGGGCAGCCGCTCGTGTCGGGCTCGCGCTCGCGCGGATACTCGAAGTCGCCATCGGCGCAGGCGCTGCACAGTGGCGGATCGAGCGAAGCCCATTCGCATCCGCCCGGGCAGGCGCGCTCGTCGGTGCAGCCGCAGCCGGTGCAGCTCCTCATGGCGTGCTCCCAAGCGTCGCGGCGAGCCGCCGCGCGAGCGCGGCCGGGTCGGGCTTGAGCTCGGCGAGCAGCCGGCGCGCCGCGGCCGCGGCGGCGCCGCGATCGCCCTCCTCGAGCGCCGCGAGGACGCGCGCGTAGGCGTCGGCGCCGCCCGCGAGGGCGCGGCCGATCGCGTCGAGCTCGAGCGCGGCCGCGCTCGGCAGCGCGACCGGCATGGGCGGCGGCACCGGCGCGTCGACGCGATCGCCCGGCGGCAGGCAGCGGTCGAAGGCGGCGCTCATGCTGATGCTCCCGTTGCGGGGACGGCTTTGCGGCCGTAGCGGCGCGCCTCGGCGCGGCCGAGGTAGTAGGAGAACATGTCGAGCCCGGCCGGGCAGTGGCGCCCGGCGCCGGCGAGCTCGGCCGCATGGCCGGCCGCGCGGCTCGCGGCGTCGACCGCGAGGCCGGCGACGAATGCCTGCGCGACGCTCGCGGCGACCGCATGCGGGGAAACGCTCGACGGCAGCAGGCGCATCATGGATGGCCTCCCTGGTGGACGAGGATCAGCGCGAGCGCGGCGACGACGATCGCCACAAACGCGGCGCGCGCCGCGATGCGCCGGGCGCGCGCGAGGTGGAGCGTGGGGGACGGCGCTGCCCCGCCGCTGCGCCCCGGGGTAGGGGTGCAAGCCTGCTTCCCACGCATGAGCTTGCGGGCGAGATGATCGATGTCGGAAGTCATGTGAGACCGCCGATCGTCGTGAGGCCGCGCTTGCGGGCATGCGGCGCGATCCATTGCATCCACGCGTGCAGCTCATCGAGCGCCACGTTCTGATTCGGCGCTTCGGGCACTCCCGGTACCAGGAGCGTTTCGCCGTCGTAGGCGTGCCGCGCGACACCGCAGATGAAGGCACGCAGGTCGCGATCGCGCCCGCGCAGGAAGGGCAGCGCGCCCTTCGGCACGTCGGCTGCGAACCCGATCTGTCCGCTCGCAAAACAATAGGCGATCACGGCGACACCTCGCTCGGCGCGACGCGCAGCCGCTCAATCATCCGCGCGTGCTTCTGCGCGTTGGTGAGCCGCGGCTGCACGCCGTGGCGCATCGTCTTGCTCAAGCCCGAGCGGCGGCCGGCGCGCATCGGGTGGCGGCCGAGGCCGGGGCCGGCGGCGCCGATGTGGCGCGCGCCGGCGCGATCGGCCTTGGCGAGCATGGGCACGACCACCTGCGCGCCGTGCCGGCGGTTGCACAGGCGGTGCGCGATGCCGACGCTGCGTCCGCCGCAGGCGGCGGCGCGGCCGGGGTCGTGGCTCTCGTCCCAGGCGTCGCATTCGAGCACCGGGAGATCGCAGATGTTGCAGATCGGCAGGAGCCCGCGCCCGGCGCGGTAGGCCGCCGTCTTCTCGCGCGACCACAGATAGGCGCGCGCCTTGCTGGAGAAGCGCGGCATGTCAGGCCGCCACGGCCGGCGCGGCGTCCGTCACGGCTTGCGCCGGGGTGAGCGGATCGACGCCGTGGTCGACCGGCTCGAGCGGGCTGCCGCAGTCGCGGCATTCGAAGGACAGCGCGCGCGTCGCGCCGACGATCTCGACCACCAGATTGCACGACGTGCAGCAGAGCAGCATGGCGACACCCCATCGCGCCCGTTGAGTCGGGCGATGAGGCATCATTTCGGAAAATCAGAAATGGGTCAAGGGTCGATTTCGGAAAATCAGAAGTCGTGTCGCCGGACGCGCTCCTGCCGCAGAATTTCGTGCGTCGCGTTCCATTCGCGATACCACGCCCGGCGCCGCAGAGCGGCAGCGCCGTAGGCGGCTAGGCCGGCGAACACCGCGATCGCCAGCAGAACATAGGCGCGCCCCTCCGGCATCGTTTCGGCGAGCGCCGCGTAAAGCTCGAGCAGCATGAATGTCGCGCCGGCGGCAAAAATTCCGCCGTGCTCGGGGCTTAGCTGAAGAGGAGGGTGCCGTTTGTTGGCGGCCGCGGTGGCGAGCGCGTCGGCCTCGGCGTATTCGATCCGCTCCCGGTCGCTGAGCATCAGCGCCGCCGTTTTTTCGGTCGCGGCTTCACGGCCGCGGCCTCGCGCTGCACGATCTTGCGCGCCTGCGGCGCCGGGATTATCGCTGTGACGAGCGCTGCCCACTGCACCTTGACGTCGCGCAGGGTAGGGGAGGAGGCGCTCTCGAGGTCGAACAGGCCGGCGCCGCGGCCGCGGTGTAGATACTTCACAAGTACGCGCTCGTCGTCGAGGCCGACGACGCAGAGCTCTCCAAGCATCACTTCGCTGGGTGGCAACCGCAGATCGTCGAAATAGAGAAGCCACCCCTCCTGGGCGACGCCTCGCATGCTGTTGCCCGTTACCTTGATCGCGACGGTGTCCTTCGTCCCTCCTGGCGGCATTGACGCTTCCCCCTGACCCTCACGCTGCACGAATCGGATCGCGCCGCCGCTCTCGTCGTCGGTCGCAAGTCCGACAATCTTAGCTAGGCCCTCGAAGGAGGGTGCAACCACTTCCAGATATTGGGCAATTTTTGGTATCTCGCTGGCCTTGAGCTCCCGCTTCCCGTTTAACAGTTCGGTCACCATCGAGGGCTGGCGCCCAAGGGCGCGCGCGAGCCCGACCCGGCTTTTCCCGGGCCGCGTGAGCCCCTCTAAAATCCAATGGTGCTTAGACATTCTGGCGGACTCTTTCTGGAAATCAGAAAGGCCGCAATTTCGAAAATCCGAAGTCGAGCTTGACAATGATTTCGGAAAAACGGAAATTGCCGCCCGCCATGGATCCTGCGAGCAGCATCATCAAACGCCTGGGCGGTGAGGCCGCCGTCTCGAAGCTCACCAAGACGGCCTACACGGCGCCCTATCGATGGCAGCACCCGCGCGAGAAGGGCGGGACCGGCGGTGTCATTCCCCAACGCCACCACCGGACACTTCTCGACTTCGCGCGGTCCCGGGACATTCCGCTCAAGGCGGAGGACTTCCTGCCGGCCCCGACCAATCGCACACGCCGGAGCGCCGCATGACCGCGCTGGCCATCAGCTCACCGGCCCGTCAGCCAATTCCAGATTGCCGCCGCCAGCACGGCCGCGGCGATGATCGCCATCGCGATCAGTGTGTTGCGCCCGCGGCGCTCGCGTCGGCGCATCCGTCCGCGTCAGCCCTCCTTACCTAGCGGCATCCTGCGCCGCGGGCGGAACCCGAGTCGAGTCGCAGGGTGTGTCCTCGCCCTGTGGATATGTGGACAAGTTGCGTGTTGCGTCGCGTGCGTCTCACCCAGTGGTCGCTTTTTGGGAGGGCGCCATGGCGCATTCGCGATCCGAACATCGTGACGATTTCGACGTCGAGCTGCGGCCCTCGCTGCCGGCACTGATCGTGCTGACCGCGCTGGCGATCGGCCTCGCGGTCAGCACGGTCGCGGTCCTCGGCGCGCTGCTGGCGCCGTGAGGGCGGGCATGAGCGCGGCGATGCCGAGCCTGCCCAAGGTAGCGGAAAACGCTACCCCGGCGAGCCGCGACCCGGCCCGCACGGTGGTGCGGCGGCTCGGCGGCCCGAAGGTCGTCGCGGCCCACCTCGGCCTGCATCCCAAGCGCGTCTCGGCCTGGCAGCGACCGCGTGAGCGCGGCGGCTGCGACGGGCAGATCCCGCAGTGGCACCATCCGGCGCTGCTCGAGCTTGCGGCGCGCCGCGCCGTGCAGCTCGCGCCGCGCGAGCTCGTGCAGGCAAGGCGCAGGTGAACCATGGCCGGCAACAGCGGACGCGAGCAGCTGCGCGCCTTCGTCGAGCGCATCGAGCGGGTCGAGGAGGAGAAGAAGGCGCTCGCCGACGACGTGCGCGACATCTACGGCGAGGCCAAGGCGCACGGCTACGACACGCGCGCGCTGCGCGTCATCATCCGCAAGCGCAAGCTCGACCAGGAGGAGCGCCTCAACCAGGAGGGGCTGGTCGAGACCTACATGGTGGCGCTCGGCATGGGCTGGGGCAAGTCCGGCGAGGACATCGAGGAGGCGCTCGCGCGCCGCCGCACCGAGGCCGGCAAGGCGAAGAGCGAGCGCAAGCCGCGCCACGATCCGCCGGGGACGCACTGATGGGCGCGCGCAAGCCGGACGGCTGCACCTTCACGCTGCCGCTCAATCTCGTGGCGGCGCTGCTGGTGTATTGCGGCCGCAGCCGCGAGCAGCCGGGCGACGTGCTCGCCGATGCGCTCGCGCTGCACCTCGACGAGCTCGACGCCATCGGGATCGAGGCAATCGCGCATCGGACGGTGGCGGCCAGTGAAGCCGGCGCGCCAACGGGGCCGGCGCCGGCCGCCTCGGGAACGCCGCCGCCGTCCGAACCGGCTGGGCCGGGCGACATCCCGGCGTTTCTGCGGCGGCCGTCGTGACGCTGCTGTACGCGCGGCCGCCGTTCGGCGCGCTCAAGGCGGGCGCCTTCGACCTGATCATGGCCGACCCGCCGTGGAAGGTCGAAATGCGCTCGCCGAAGGGCGAGGCGAAGAGCTACTCGCGCCACTACGGCGGCATGAGCTTCGCCGACATCGCGGCGCTGCCGGTCGGCGACCTCGCGGCGCGCGATGCGGTGCTGTTCCTGTGGGCCGTGTGGCCGCTCATGCTCGACGGCGGCGATCGCCACCACAACGGCGCCGACGCCGCCGCCTCGCCGATCGGCGCCATCATGAAGGCGTGGGGCTTCTACTACGCGACCGGCGGTGTGTGGGGAAAGCGCACCCGGCACGGCAAGTGGAGCTTCGGCACCGGCTACCGCGCGCGCTCGGCATGCGAGCCGTTCCTCATCGGCATCCGCGGCCGGCCGAAGAACTCGCGCGGCGAGCGCAACCTGATCGAGGGCCTGGCGCGCGAGCACTCACGCAAGCCCGACGCCGCCTTCGCGTGGTGCGAGCGCTACCTGCCGGGCGCGCGCCGGCTCGAGCTGTTCAGCCGGCAGAGCCGCCCGGGCTGGACCACCTGGGGCTACGAAGCCGGCAAGTTCGATCCGGTGCTCGCGGAGGCCGCATGAGCGCACGCGCCCACCTCGCCGAGATGCGGCGCAGACGGATGCGGCGGCTCGTGCTCGCGCACGTCGTGCGATGGACACCGACACGCAAGGCGACGCTCTGCATGGCGCTACGTGGCGGCGTTGTCACGTTGGCGGAAGCCTCGGCGGCGCAGGGCGTGCCGACATCGGAGATCGAGGGCTGGCTGTCGGCATTTCGCGCCGGCGGGCACGCTGCGTTGCGTGTCACGGTTCGGGCGACGCGAGCGAGGGCCACATGAAGTCGGTCGGCGCGATCCTCGACGACGCGGCCGCGGCCGCCGAGGCGAAGCGCCAAAAGCATCGCGCCTGGCACTGGTGCCGGCGCAAGAACGGCTTCTCCGACAATCCGCTGTGGCGCGTCGTCGCCGAGAAGCTCGGCCTGCAGCTGCACGCCGTGCAGGCCTTCACCAACCGCCTCGAGGAGCTCGCCAACCAGGGCGAGCCGCGCGGCTTCGTCGGCGACTTCAAGGCGGCCGAGTTCGGCGCAGCGCTCGGCATGCCGGCCGAGGATGCGGCGCGCATCTTCGCGGCGCTCGAGGAGCCGGAGATCGGCTGGGTCGACCAGCAGCACGTCGCGACCTTCTGGCTGCGCAACAAGGACGACGAGCCGGACGAGACCGCGGCGCTGCGCTCGCGGCGCTCCTACGCGCGGCGCGAGCTGCGCACCGCGCTGCGGCGGCTCGGCGGGGAGGGGCGGTTGAGCCGCGCCGACATCGACGCCGTCCTCGCCGATCTGCCCCACATGTCCGACGACGAGCTGTTCGAGCTCGAGCGCCGTCGCCGCATCGGCCAGCTCGCAGTCGCGTTATCCACAGAGTCGGAGCCTCACGCTCCCTCACGCTCCCTCACGCGTGAGAACGTGAGGCCTCACACCAGAGCAGAACAGGAGCATATCAAAGGAAATTACACAGGCTCTGTGGACAACTCCGGCGACACGGACCGGGGCGAGGCCGTTAGCTCGGCGAAGGAAGAGGGGAGCGGAGCGGCGCTGCCGACCGCCGGAAAGTGGCTGCGCAGTGAGGGCGCACGCATCGTCACCGAGCGCATGGCGCTCTTCCCCGGGGCCGCCCAGACCAAGATCGAGCGCTGGCTGCGGGAGGTGGAGTTCAACACCGACGCGCTGGCGCTGATGGTCGACGCGGTGCGCCAGCAGAACGTGCGCGGCGACGACTTCGAGATCGCGGTGGCGCGGCAGATCGAGCAGCGCCGCCTCGACGCGACCGAGCAGCGGCGGCTGCCCTTGGTGACGCTGCCGCGCCGGCAGGGAGGCGCCGCATGAGCGACCGGCCCGACACCCGCCGCGACGCCAGCGGCAAGATCGTGGCCGGCCAGGCGCCCGCCGCCAAGGCCGCAGCCGCCCAGTCGCTGTTCGTGGCGGCCGGGCTCGCGATCGAGGAGGTCGACGGCCTCACCTGGCGGATCGCCGGCTACACCTACTACCCGGCCGGCGAGCTGTGGATGGCGCCGGACGGCACCCAGGGCTATGGCCCGCGCCGGCTGATCGCGCACCGGGCAGGGGCCAAAATGAGCTAAAGCAGTGTCGTAGCATCGTCCCGCAAGCCACAGTTTTTTCATGGATTTTCACCCGCGACGGTGTAGAATCACCGGCGCACGGGAAACCCATGAGCGCGGTCGCCCTCCCATTCGACCAGATCGCCTCGGTGGCGCGCGAGATGGCGCTGACCGAGCGGCTGCGCCTCGCCAACCTCGAGGCGCAGGCGGTGACGCTCGCCCAGCAGGGCGTGCTCGCCTACGACGCCAGCCAGGGCCTCGCCCACCTGCGCTGGCGGCTGGCGCGGATCGAGGCCGGCGCCGACCTGCTCGAGCTGCTGGCGCCGCACGAGGAGGCCATCCGCAAGCTGATTGTGCCGCGCAGCCCGCGAGTTGAGCCGTTAATCTCACCGAAAGGTTGAGGGCGCATTCCTCCCCCAGTACCGCGTACGGGCGCGGCCGCCGGTCTGCTGCTGCCTTCCGCCGGCGCCCGCGCCCGATCCTTGTGGGGACCGGGCATGTCTGCGTACCGCCTGACCTTCACGCTGCCGGCCGCGCTCGCGCTCCTCGCCGAGACGGGCCGCCATCAGCCCTGCCTGCACGGCTGCGTGCTCGCGGTCGGCCGTCACGCCGACGTCGCGATCGAGGGCCCGTCGCGCCAGCGGTGCTTCGACCAGGCGGCGCGCTACCTCCGCGCGCTCGCCCGCGGCCGGTCGCTGCCGGCGCAGCGCATCCCTGCCATCCTGGTGACGCCGCCGACGCCGCTGCGCCCCTATGCGGGCGCCGAGCGCACGCTCGCGGCGCGCGGCGGGCGCGACACCTGGTGGATCACGCTCGGCGCCGAGATCTCGTTCGCCGCCTGCGTGGTCGAGCCGGCGCTGCCGCGCGGCGACGAGCCGGCGAACATCCTGGCGGCCGGGTAGCGTGCTGGAGCTCGCGGACGTGGTGGGGCGCAAGCGCAGCGAGCCGCGGCCGGCGGCGCCGGAGGCCTGGGCCGCGGCGGAGCAGCGCAACCTCGCGATCGCGCGGCGCCGGCGCGAGCTCGCCGGGCGGCTCACGGCCGAGATCGCGGCCGACGGCACCATCGGCCAGCTGCGCTGGTATGTGCTGACGGTGACGCCGGGCTGCGAGCGCATCGCGGCCGCGCACCTCGCCGCGCGGCGGTTTGGCATCTACCTGCCGACGCTGTTCGAGATGGCGAGCTCGCGCGGCGCCTGGCGCCTACGCCAGCGGCCGATCCTGCCGGGCTATCTGTTCGTTTCCTCGATCGGACTAGTCCACCTCTCGCCTGGCGACGACGGCGAGCCGCGCACGGTCGGCCGGTGGCGGCGCGCGCAGGCCTGCCCGGGCGTCGTGGCCTTCGTCAACCGCGCCGGCACCGACGAGCCGGCCGCGATCGCGGAGCGCTTCATCGACGAGGTGCGCGCCTACGAGGCGGAGGAGAACGCGCGCTTCGAGCACATCCACGGCCGCAGCTTCGACGCGCCGCCCGCCAAGGCGCGCAACCGCGCCGGCAACCGGCGCGCGCGCGAGCGGGCGAAGAAGCGCGAGAAGGAGCGCCGGCGCCGGCTGCGCGATGCGGCGGCAAAGAAGGATTCACCATGACGGCAGATCGCCGATCGACTGCGCCCGGATCTGGCGTAGGCTCAGTGTCGCTCGGCCCGCGTGAGTGCCCGACAGGGAGGTCTCCGCCGTGGCCGCTGGCTCAACCCCGCGCTGGCGCGGCGGTGCTGCCGCTTTCGCGATATCTCATATGAGCTTCGACGACGCGCTGACGATCGCGAAGGCGATCGACGCGCTGGCCGCGCTCGCGGCCGCGATGGCGCTGATCGTCGCGGCGGCGTGAGCCTGCCGAATTCTCCCGAGAAATCGGCAGGCCGCTACGGCCGACTATCCCCCTGACAACGGAGCTTCGCCATGTCGTTCCACGTCGAGTTCGTCGCCGCCACCAAGGCTCGCGCCAAGGACATCGTGAAGGCCCAGCATCTGCCCGACGTCGTGCGCGCCTTCGTCAATCACGCGATCGACTGCCTGGCGGACAGCACCGAGTCGCATCCGTCCGTCGTGTCGGTCAAGGCGATCGGCCACCTGTGCGAGGGCAGCGGCAGCTACAGCGTCTCGAACGCGAACATCGAGGTCCGGCCCATCTCCTTGAGTGCGTAGCTCCCGGCGCGTCGCGCGCCTGCAGGCGCGCCAGGCGGCCGCGGCCGAGACCAAGGCCGCGATCGCGCAGCGCGCCGTCGGCTACATACGTGTTTCCACCGAGGAGCAGGCCGAGCGCGGCCACGGCCTCGAGGCGCAGGAGCGCGCGATCCGCGCCTTCGCCGAGTCGCAAGGTTACGAGCTCCTCCGCATCGTCGCGGATCCCGCCGTGTCGGGCGCGACCAGGCCGGCCGAGCGGCCCGGCTTCGCCGAGCTGATCGCGCTCGCCGGCGCCGGTGCGATCTCGATCCTGCTGGTGTGGAAGTTCGACCGCCTGGCGCGGCAGATCGTCTACAGCGTGGTGACGGCGAACGAGCTCGCCGAGCTCGGCGTGGCGGTCCGCTCCGTCACCGAGCCGATCGACACCGCGACACCGATGGGCCGCACCATCTTCGCGGTGCTGGCCGGCATGGCCGAGCAGGAGCGCGCCGCGATCACCGAGCGCACCTGGCACGGCCGGCGCGAGAAGGCGACCCAGGGCGGCTTCGCGGGCGGCGCCGCGCCGTACGGCTACCGACGCGACCACGAAGGCGGATTGCTTGTCGATCCGGCCGAATCGCTTGTCGTCATGTGGGTCTTCGCTTTACGGCACGATGGGCTCGGCCTCGCCGCGATCGCGCGCGCGCTCAACCGGGCCGGCTTCCGCCCGCGCCGCGGCCGCGCCTGGCGGCACGGCGGCGTCGCCTACATCCTGGACAACCCGAAATACCGCGGCGCCGTCGAGTATCTGTTCCGCTCGTTCGGCGACACCCACGTGCTGCGCGAAGGCGCGCACGCCGCCATTCTCCCCAGCGGCGCGTAGCTCTCCCCGCGACGCGCCGCGGGCCGTCGACCGCGGATGTACCGGCGACGGCTTTCTTCCTCGAGGTTCATGCGCATGGTCGAGGTCCCGGTCGAGCGCCGCCCGCGCCACGTGCCGCGCTGCGTGATGATCCATCCCTACGTCGAGCTGATGACGCTCGCCTTCCTCGAGGCGCGCGCCGACGCGCATCGCTGCGCACCCGAGCAGCTTGCGAGCTACATCCTCGACCAGGTGCGCGCCGATCCGCAGCTGCAGCGGCTGCTGCGCTTGTGAATGCGCGTTTGAATAGGGCGCGTTTTCAAAGGAAATCAAAGGTGGGACGCGGCGGACGCAGGGCCGGCGCTGGGCGCAAGCCGCATGTGCGCAACAAGCTGACCGTCGCGCTCAAGGCAACGCTGACCGAGACCGCGCAGCAGTACACCGAGCTCGCGGTGCTCACGCTGCTCGAGGTGATGACGCACCCCAAGGCGACGCCGTCGGCGCGCGCGAGCTGCGCGATGGCGATCCTCGACCGCGGCCACGGCCGGCCGGCGCAGGCGATCGACCTCGGCAACAAGGACGACAAGCCATTCCGCGTGCGCGACGGCATGTCGGAGCTCGAGATCGCGCGGCGCCTGGCGCTGCTGCTGGCCGCGGCCGCGAAGCAGAAGGAGTGACGCCATGTCGGGCATGCGTCCGCAGGAGAACCAGGTCGCCACCGGCGCCGCGGCGATCACGACGACGGCAGCGACGACGCTGATTGCGGCACCGGATTTCGGGCGCATCGACCTCTTTTCGCTGCAGCTCGCCCGCACCGACTCGGGCACGGCTGCCCTGCAGGTGACGGTGAGCGACCTCAAGAGCACCGTCCTGGTGCTCGACAACCCTGGCACCGGCCGGTCGATCCCGTTCGTGTTCGAGGCGCCGCTGCAGTTCGCCGTCAAGGCGGCGGTGACGCTGCAGGCCTCCGTCGGCGTGACGACGCTGTTCGCGTCCGGCCAGGGCTACATCCGCGAGTAAAGCCGAAAGGAGAATCCACATGTCGGCCATCGAGAAGCTCGAGGCGATCGTCGCCGAGGCGAAGTCCCGCTCGTTCGTGTTCAACGAGCACGTGGCGGCGGCGTTCAAGGCGCTCGCCGGGCACGTCGACGAGGTGATCAAGCCGGCGGTCGCGGCCGCGGCCGCGCCGCTCGCCAGCATCGAAGCGCTGGCCGCGGGCCTGCGCGGCGAGGTCGCCAAGTTGGTTGCCTCGGCGGTCGCCGACGCTAAGGCCGCGGTCGAGAAGGATCTCGCGGCGGTTTTCGAGGCCTGGGCCGCCAAGCAGGTCGACGCGGTCGCGGCGCTCTCGAGCGAGATCGGCCAGGTGAAGGCCGCGCTTACCCCGCCCGCGCCGCCGGCGAATCCGCAGCCCGCCGCGACGCCGGCTGCGGCCGATCTGGCGCCGGCTCAGCCTGCCTCCCCGCAACCGCCCGCGCAGGGCTGAGACGCAACGGCTGAAAGGAGCCACCCATGAGCACTCTCGGGCGCGCCATCACGGCGGACGATACCCTGGTCGAGATCCACGGCCGACGGTTCGGCATCGTCGGCGACGGCCAGGCGGGCGACGAGTCGGCGCTGCAGCTCGACGGCAAGTGCGTGCTGTCGAACCGCCAGGCGGCGCCGTTCTTCACCGCGACCGCGGCCGGCAACAACGGCGCCGGCGCCATCACGGTGACGGGCGCCGTCAAGGGCGACACGGTCGTCAGCGTCAACAACCTGTCGTCGCCGGCGGACGCGAGCTCGAGCTTCGAGTCGACCGTGACGGTCACCGGCCAGGTGCAGCAGAGCTCGGCCTCGAACCTCTCGGGCAGCACCTTCCTGTTCATCATCTACCCGCGCTCCTGATGATGCCAGCGCGCCGGTCTTGGCGTCGCTCCTCGACGAGCTGATCGCGCGCGTCGTCCGCGCGACCGATCCGGCCGCGCGGGAGCTGGTCGAGGCGGCGATCGCGGCGACGGCGGAGCGGCGCTGGGTGCCGAACCCGGGGCCACAGACGATCGCGGCGGATTCGCTGGCCGACGAGCTGCTCTATGGCGGTGAGGCCGGCGGCGGCAAGACGGACCTGTTGCTCGGGCTGGCGATCGAGCGGCACAGGCGTTCGCTGCTGCTGCGCCGGCTCAACAAGAACGCGCTGAAGCTGGTGCCGCGCCTGACCGAGATGCTCGGCTCGCGCGACGGCTACAACGGCACGCTGCATAGCTGGGCGGCCGGCGCGCTCGGCGCGGGCCGGCAGATCGACATCGGCGGTTGCGAGCTCGACGACGACAAGCAGGGCTACAAGGGCGACCCGCACGACCTCTACGGCTTCGACGAGCTCTCCGACTTCCTCGAGACGCAGTACACCTTCATCACGGGATGGAACCGTTCGTCCGACCCGGAGCAGCGCTGCCGCGTGGTCGCGGCGACGAACCCGCCGACCAAGCCCGAGGGGCTTTGGATCATCGCGCGCTGGGCCGCCTGGCTCGACGCCAACCATCCCAATCCGGCGGCGCCCGGCGAGCTGCGCTGGTACCTCACGATCGACGGCCGCGACACCGAGGTGGACGGCCGCGGTCCACACGAGGTCGACGGCAAGCCCGAATTCGCGCGCTCGCGCACGTTCATCCCGGCGACGCTTGACGACAACCCGGATCTGGCGCGCACCAACTACCGCGCGGTCCTCGCCGGCCTGCCCGAGGCGCTGCGGCGCGCCTACAAGGAGGGCGACTGGAGCGTCGGGCAGAAGGACGACGACTTCCAGGTGATCCCGACGGCCTGGATCGAGGCCGCGCAGCAGCGCTGGAACGACAAGATCCCGGCGCGCACGATGATGACCGCGATGGCGGTCGACGTCGCGCCCGCGGGCGGCGACAAACGGGTGATCTGCTGGCGCTACGGCGCCTGGTACGCGCCGCTGCAGGCCGCGCATGTCGAGGACAAGACCGGCCGGCTCACGGCAGCCGAGGTGGTGAAATTCCGCCGCGACCGCTGTCCCGTAATCGTCGACCTCGGCGGCGGCTGGGGCGGCGACGCGCTGATCGCGCTCAAGGACAACAACATCGACTGCGTCGCGTTCAACGGTGTGCAGGCCTCGATGGCGCGCACCCGCGACGGCAAGCTGCGTTTCGTCAACAAGCGCGCCGCGGCGACCTGGCGCATGCGCGAGGAGCTCGACCCGAGCCAGGAGGGCGGCTCCGCGATCGCGCTGCCGCCCGACCCCGAGCTCAAGTCGGATCTCGCCGCCTACCGCTACGAGCTCACGGCGGCCGGCATCAAGATCGAGGACAAGAAGCGGATGATCGAGCGTCTCGGCCGCTCGCCCGACAAGGGCGACGCGGTGATCATGTGCCTGTCCGAAGGCGAGCGGGCGGCCGAGCGGCTGCTGCGTGCCGGCCGCCAGCAGCGCGTGGTGGCGAACACCGGCGGCCGCCAGCTGGCGACGGTGCGTCGGTGAGCGAGACGCTGCGGTTCTCCGATGTGCTGGCCGAACGCCGCGCGACCGACCCGCGCGACCACCTGGTGGAGCGCACGCGGCGCGAGATCGCGGCGCTCGAGGGCGAGGCGGCCGGGGCGGCTGATCCAGCCGAGCGGGCGCGCATCCAGTGCGACGCCGAGGCGTTGCGCGCGGCGCTCGACGAGCTCACCGGGAGGTTCGCCGCATGACCGGACTCTTCAAGTCTCCGAGCCCGCCGCCGGCCCCACCGGCGCCGACGCCGACGCCGCCGCCACCGATGCCCGACCCGTTCTCGCCGGCCGCGCAGGCGGCCTCGCGCCGGGCGATGAGCCAGGCGTCCGGCGCCGGACGCAGCGCCACGACGCTGACGACGCCAGGCGCGCTCGGCGCCGGCGGCACGCTTGCTGGCTCGAGCTTCGCCGGCACGAAGACCGGAGGGTGACATGGGTTTGCCGGATCCGCGGTTCGTCGACGAGCGCGGCCGGACGATCGTTCCGGTGGCCGACGCGACCGATCCGCTGATTGGCGCGGTGATCGACAAGCTGCCGCCGGGCGGCTCGAGCTGGCCGGCGAAGAGGCGCGCGGCCTGGTTCGAGATGCTGTGGAAGGCCTGCGAGGTCGTCTACGCCGACGACGGCGAGGAGATCGCGATGCCCAGCTTCCTGCCGCACCATGCCGTGGTGGCCGACGAGCGCCGCGCGGCATTACCGCTCGCGCCCGCCGCGCCGGCGCCGCCCGGAAACTCGCCCGGTGCGGCTCGCGCGGCCGACACCGACCAGCCGCTGCCGCCGTTCTTCATCGACGGGCAGGGCTTCGCTCGGCGCGGGGCCGACGGCGAGCGCATCCTGCCGGCCGAGGCGGGCGGCATGCCGATTGTCGACCTGCGCGGCGAGGAGGGCGACCTCGGCGCTATCGTGTGGGCCGACGACAGCCGCGGCGTGCGCGGGCTGCGTCTCGAGATCACGACGACGGCCTGACAGCGACGCATGCGCAAGCGCGTGCAGGACCTCGTCCGACTGGGCGACTCGCTGTTCTCCAGCCGGCGCCCGATCGAGACGCTGTGGCAGACGAGCGCCGAGAACTTCCACGTGATGCGCGCCGACTTCACGCGGCGTCGCTATTTCAGCGAGGAGTTCGGCTCCTACCTGATGACCGGCCGGCCGGCGCGCTGCCACCGGGATCTGTCCGACAGCTTCTCGTCGGTGCTGCGGCGCGACCAATGGTTTCACGCCAAGACGGATAGCGAGATCGTCAACGAGGACCGCAACGCCAAGGTTTGGCTCGACTGGGCCTCGAAGACGCAGCGCCTCGCCATGTACGACCGCCGCGCCGGCTTCGTGCGCGCGGCCAAGATCGCGGACGGCGACTTCTGCGCCTTCGGCAACGCGGTGGTCACCCGCGAGATGTTCAACTACAGCCACTTCCTCTACCGCACCTGGCACCTGCGCGACGTCTGCTGGGACGAGAGCGTCACGGGCGAGGTGAACACGATCCACTTCCACTGGAAGCCACAGGCGCGCCAGCTGGTCGAGAAGTTCGGCAAGCGCGACGCTGCCGGCGCCTACGTGGGCGCGAAGGGCATCAACGGCACGATCGCGCCGAAGGTGCTCGAATGGGCGAACTCCGGCGACGAGCAGGCCTTCACCGAGATCCGCTGTCGGCGCGTGGTGCTGCCGGCGGACGATTATGACCTCGACCCGCGCCTCACGCGCGGGCGCCCGTGGGTGTCGGTCTACGTCGATTGCGAGAACGAGACCGTGCTCGAGGAGGTCGCGCTCCGCACCAACCCTGTGACGATCCCGCGCTGGGCGTTCGGCGCGACCCTCTACGGCCAGCAATACGCCTATTCGCCCGCGCTCGTGTACGGCCTGCCGGACGGGCGCATGATGCAGCAGGTGATGCTCTCGCTGCTCGAGGCGAGTGAGAAGGCGACCAATCCGCCGATGATTGCGGTCGGCGAGGCGATCAACGGGGCGGTCAACATCTACGCCTCCGGCATCACGCAGACCGATGCCGACTACGACGAGCGCACCGGCGAGGTGCTGCGCCCGATCACGCTGCAGCTCGAGGGCATCCAGTACGGCGAGAAGCAGCTCGAGCAGCTCGCCAGCAATCTCGACGACACCTGGTACCTGTCGAAGATCCGCTTCCCCGAGATCACCAAGGAGATGACGGCCTACGAGGCGAACCGCCTGTGGGAGCAGTTCATCCGCGAGACTTTGCCGCTCTTCGAGCCCGTGCAGGAGAGCTACAACGAGCCGCTGTGCGACGGCACCTTCGAGGACATGCTGCACCTCGGCGCGTTCGGCGCGCTCGACGACATGCCGCAGATTCTGCACGGGCGCGACATCGGGTGGCAGTTCGACACGCCGATCACGGTCGCAGCCGAGAAGGCGCTCACGGGGGCGTTCCAGGCGATGGTCCAGACGCTTGTCGCGGGCGCCGAGATCAAGCCGGACGTTGCGCTCAACGCCGATATGGACCAGGCCACGCGCGACGCGATCGACGGCGCCGGCGCTCCGGCGAAATGGCTCCTGCCGGTCGACCAGGTCAAGAAGGCGCAGGCTCAGAAGGCGCAGCAGGATGCCGAGGCCGCCCAGGCCGAGAAGTTGGCGACCGGCGCCGACACGGCCTCAAAGGTTGCGACCGCGGCGCATAACGCGGGGCGGGCCGCGCAGGCGTTCCAGGGCGCCGGGATGGCGCAGTGAGCTGGACGCACGTGACCCGGGTGCCGGAGGACTCGCTCCGCGGCGATGAGGCGACGCTCGGTGCTCTGCCCTCGCGGGTGCAGCAGGAGGTGCGCGGCTCGATGGCGCTCGGCGTTGTGCATGAGCTCGTCGATCCGGGCTGGAAGGATACCGATCTCGCGGTGGCGCTCGAGCGCGGTGGCCGCGGCTGGCACGTGAGGGTGAGTTGGTCGCCGCCGGCAGCCGCGTGAAGCGCGCGCTGGCGCTGCCCCGGCCGACCTGGCCGTGGGACCAGGTGCAGCTTGCGGCGGGCGAGCTCGCGGCCCTGAAGGCGATCTCGGCCGACGGTATGGCGGCGCTGACCAAGATCTGCTCGGGCGGCGGGAGCGGCGGCAATCCGTTCACGCCGGGCGGTCCGGAGGGCGCGCGGGCCACGGATTTTGGCTGCGGGAAATTGTGGGTGCTCAACACGGTGCGCCAGGCGCGCGCCACGAAGGCGCCGGTCGATCCGCGCGGACCGCCGCCGGAGCTGCCGGACGATCGCGTGACGCCGCCCGCGGCGGCCGAGGCCAAGGAGTAGGCGATGTGGCGTAATCATTTTCTCGGCGGTGTGGCGCTTCTGCCCGACACGGGCGCCGGCGCTGCGGCGCCAGGCGCTGCTGATGGTGCCGGCGCCGGCGGCGGTGCGGGCGCGGGCGGCAGCACACAGAAGCCGGATCCGGGCGCCGGCGGTGGCAGCGCGGCGCCTGGCGCGGGTGAGGGCGACAAGACGCTCGCGGGCGGCGCGAGCGAGCCGGCTGCGGCCGCGGCGGCTGCCGCAGCAGCGGCTGCCGGCACTGGCGCGGCGAAGTTTCCGGACAACTGGCGCGAGCAGCTCGCCGGCGGCGACAGGTCGCTGAGCGCCGATCTCGCCCGCTACACCGGGCCCGAGGCGATCTACAAGGCGCTGCGTGACCTGCAGACCAAGGTGTCGAAGGGCGAGCTGCGTGCGCCGCCGGCGGCGCTGCCCGCGAACGCGACCGACGCGCAGAAGGCGGAGTGGCGCAAGACCAACGGCGTGCCGGAGACGGCGGCGGCCTACGTCAAGGACCTCAAGCTGCCCGACGGCGTGGTGCTCGGCGAGGCCGACAAGCCGCTGGTCGACAGCTTTGCGGGCATGGCGCTCGAGAAGAACTGGACGCAGGCGCAGATGAACGACGCCGTGACCTGGTTCTACGAGGCGAGCGCCGCGCAGGAGGCCGCGCTCGAGGAGAGCGACGGCAAGGGCCGGATCGAGAGCGAGGTCGCGTTGCGCGGCGAGTGGGGGCAGGACTACACGACCAACATGCACGCGATGGGCTCCCTGTTGGCGGTCATGCCCGAGGCCCTGCGTAACGAGATGCTGTCGGCGCGCAACGCGCAGGGGCAGCGGCTCGGCAACACGCCGGACTTCATCAAGTGGGCCGCGCAGCTCGGCCGCGAGCTCAACCCGATGGCGACGATCGTGGCGCCGGGCGCAGACGTCGCGAAGGCGATCGGCGCCGAGAAGGCCGAGATCGAGGCCGTGATGGCGAGGGCCGTGACCGGTGACTTCGAGGCCAAGCAAAAATACTACGGCCCCGACGGCAAGGGTGGCCTGCAGGTGCGCTACCGCGAGATCCTCGACGCCGAGGAGCGCGACCGCGCCCGCCGCGCGGCGTAGCGCTTGCGGCGCGACGGACCGATCGACCCCGCGGAGGAGCGCGCGATCGCGCGCCATCCGTTGACGCAGCAGCTCAACCGCGAGCTGATCGAGTGCTTTCGGCGTAACGCCGACAAGTTCACGCGCCGCGCGCCGGAGAACCCGATCGAGGGTCCGGCGCAACGCGCACCTCACCCGCCCACCCAGTAGGTCCGACGCCAGCGCACGCGGTCCCGCTCACGCGGGAGAACCGCGCCGTGCGCGCGCAGCGGACAACCGAACAGGAGGCGCACGCATGCCGCTCAAGGAGCACGCACGTGTCCGATACCGCCTTCCAGGTCCAGTACCGGAAGGAAGCCATCATGGGCTTCGAGTTCGGCCAGTCCGACCTGCGAACGTCCGTCACCACCGAGGCAGTGATCAAAGGCAACCAGGCGATCTTCGAGGTTGCTGACTCGGGCGGGGCTTCCGCCTCCAACCGTGGCGTCAACGGGCTCATCCCGGCCCGCACCGACGACCTCAACCAGTACACCGCCACCCTCGTCGAGTGGCACGACCTCGTCCGCCGGACGAGCTTCAACCTGTTCGCCTCGCAGGGCGATGGCCGCCGCATCATGCAGGCCACCACCCGCAAGGTGATGAACCGCAAGATCGACCTCGACATCCTGTCGGGGCTGCAGACCGCGACCAACTTCATCGGCACCTCGGCGGTGGCGATGACGGCCGCGCTGTTCACCCGCGCCAAGGTGGTGCTGTCGCTGAACCAGGTGCCCATCAACGAGATGGACAACATGTTCGCGATCATGAGCCCGGCCGCGCTTGGCCTGCTCGAGCAGACCAAGGAGTTCGGCACGGCGGAGTGGGTCGACGTCAAGGTCAACGTCGGGCCCGCGCGGAAATTCCGCCGCTGGAAGGGCTTCAACATCATCGAGCACCCGCTGGTGCCCGGTGTCGGCACGTCGTCCGAGACCCTGTTCTTCTATCACCGCGAGGCGATCGGCCACGCGGTGAATACCGGCGAAATGCAGGCCCTCGCCGGCTATCACCAGGAACAGGATTACTCCTGGGCCCGCACCACCGCCTACATGGGCTCCGTCCTCCTGCAGAACCGCGGCGTCGTCGCGTGTCGGCATGACGGCTCGGCCTATGTGGCGACGGCGTAAGGGGGCGCGACCATGGGATACAATCCTGGTTACGTCGACGGCAACAAGGTTGCCAACAACGCCGCCTACACGCCCGGCCTCGGGCTGTGGAAGGTGCTGGATGCGGTCGGGTCGGCGCCCGCGTTCTGGATCTACGTCACCACCGACTCGCTCGCGGCCGTGCAGGCTTCGGGCTACGTCAGCGACGCGACGTTCAAGCGCCTCAAGCTCGGCGACATCGTCGACGTCTTCTCGGGCCCGCTCGTCAGCCAGGCGGTGAACAACGCCAACGGCGCGGCGCTCGGGGCGGTGACGTTCCCAGCGACGCTCGGCGTCCTGTCGCTGTTCAGCGGCACGCCGCAGTACCAGCGCATGATCGTCTCGGCGTTGACCGCCGGCACGACCACGACGTCGGGCACTGCGACGCTCTCGGCCGCCGAACCGACCGTCAATGCTTTCGCCGGGTTGCCGCGCAACATGGTCGACTGCGGCGACTTCACGACGAACCCGTGGCAGATCGCCACGACGTTCAACGGCTCGAGCGCGACGCCGACGCTCACGGCTGACCGCTGGAACGCCAACTCGGGCGGGAGCCTGGTCTGGACCGCCGGGCGCACCTTGAACACCAACGTCAACGGCTTCACGGCCGCGTATGTGTGGGGCCGGTCCGCCGGCGACTCGCATACGACGGGCCTCTCCGTCGGCCAGGTGATCGAGACGCTCGACGCGATCCGCTGCCAGGGCCTGCCGGTCTCGCTGTCGTTCTACGCCCAGCCGGACGCGAACTTCGCGGCCGGCCTCTCGGGCGGCACGTACCAGGCGACGATCCTCGCCGGCACGGGCGTCAACGAGAGCTCGGGCAAGATGTTCTCGGCCGCGTGGTCGGGCGTCTCGACGGTGGCGACGCAGGCGATCACGCCCGGGGCGGCCGGCACGGCCGTGCGCATCGGGCCGATCGCCGGCACGGTGCCGACCAACGCCACCGAGCTGGGCGTGATCTTCTCGTACGTGGCGACCGGCACGGCCGGCACGCACGAGTCGATCGAGCTCATGGGCGTGCAGCTCGAGATCGGGTCGATGACCCCGTTCGAGCACACCGAGGTCGCCGAGGTGATCAACATCGCCACCCGGTACCTGCAGGTGATCAATGAGCCGACGGTGGGCATGGCGATCGGTCCGGCCGTGTTCTCGGCCTCGTCGATCGCGCAGGTGCACATCCCCTTCGCCTCGCCGATGCGCGCGGCGCCGACGCTGACCTTCACGGCGGGCGGCTTCGCGATCACCGACTCGGCGCTGGGTGCGCACACGATCTCGGCCGCGGGCCTGCAGGTCGCCAACACCGGGGCGGCAACGCTCCTGGTGACGGCGGCGGCGACGCTCACGGCGGGGCTGGTGTCGTTCATGCAGGGCCGCACGACCAACAGCGGCATCCTGATCTTCAACGCGGACTTCTGACCGCAACCGCTTGAAGACGAAGCCTTAATACCCCTGGGGCATACGTGCCCCAGGGTTCTAGCGTTTGTTCGGAGGGTTGCGTGGCGTCCGAGTCGAAGATCGAGGTGCCCGAGCAGGCGCGGCTGACCGCGAGCCTGCTCAACAACGTCGCGCTCGCGGCGGCGAGCGGCGGCGGCGATGGCCTCTATGGCGGCCTTGCCATGCTGCGCCGGGCGATCGCGCTCAACCCGCTCGACCTCGGCGCGCGGCTCAACCTCGCCAACTACCTGCTCGAGGCCGGCGAAGACGGCGAGGCCGAGGAGCTCGTCACCTTCGTGCTCAAGCACGACGAGCGCGCCGACATCGGCTGGCAGATCATGGGCGTGCTCGAGACCAACCGCGGCCGCCTCGAGGAGGCGATCGCCTGCTTCGCCCGCGCGCTCGAGATCGCGCCGCACCACGGCCAGCACAAGTTCGACCTGGCCGCCGGCCTGCTGCGCGCCGGGCGCTGGCTCGAAGGCTGGTCGCACTACGAGTCGCGCCGCGAGATCCTGCCGCGCACCGGCGCCGTGCCGGACGCGCCGACCTGGCAGGGCGAGAAGACCGGCCACCTCGCCATCTGGCCCGACCAGGGCCACGGCGACCTGATCATGTTCTCGCGTTTCGTGCCGTGGGCAAAAGAGCGTGCCGATAAGGTGACCTTCCTGGTCAACCCGCACGTGCTCTCGCTCTTCAACGGCTTCGCCGCGATCGACGGCGTCGAGGTGACGCACGCCTACGACACCTCCAAGGCGAAGTTCGATCACCAGATCTGCTGCGCCAGCCTGCCGATGGTGTTCGGGCTCACGCCGGCAAACGTGCCCGCGGATCCCGGGCTGATCAGCACGGCCAAGACGGAGGGCCGGCTGGGCGGCGCGGGCCTGAAGATCGGCATCGCGTGGCAGGGCAACCCGCAGTTTCCCGGCGACCGTATGCGCTCGATCCCGTTCCGCGAGTTCCTTCCGTTGGCGGCGGATCCGCGCAACACGGTCTACAGCCTGCAGATCGGGCCGGCGTCCGGCGACATCGCCAGGGCGCGGGCGCAGCGCATCGTGCGCGACACTTCGAGCGAAGTCGACGGCGAGTGGTCGCACACCGCCGCGATGATCAAGGAGCTCGACCTGGTGGTGAGCTCCTGCACGGCCATTCCGCACCTCGCCGGCGCGCTCGGCGTGCCGACCTTCATCCTGCTGCCGCTGTTCGCCGACTGGCGCTGGCTCGTTGGCCGCGAGGATTCGCCCTGGTATCCGCACACGCGGCTGTTCCGCCAGACCAAGGTCGGCGAATGGGCCTCGGTGATGAAGCGCGTGCTCGCCGCCGTCGACGAGCTGCACCGGCGCCGCGCTCTCGTTGCGATGCTCAACCGGCACCACGCGCCAGCCGCGGTGGCCGCGGGCTACGAGCCAGAGGTCGCCGACGTGATGCGTCGCGTGCTGCGGCCAGGCGATCTCTTCGTCGACGTCGGCGCGAGCGAGGGCAAACACACGGTGCCGGCCGCCGAGCTGGTCGGGCCCGACGGCAAAGTGATTGCCTTCGAGCCGGGCCCGCAGAACCTGCCCAAGCTACGCGCTGCGGTCGCGGACCTCGACCAGGTCGAGATCGTCGAGCGGCCTGTCGCGGCCGAGGAGGGGCGCGGCACGTTCTTCCTCAACCGCGACAACGAGAACAATTCGCTGTGGGATCCGGGCGAGTTTCCGGGCGGCGCCAACGCCAAGACGCGCGCCGAGCCACACCCCGTCGAGGTCGAGTTCGCGACGCTCGACGGCACGCTGCTGCCGCGCGGCCTGGCCCCGCGGCTGATCAAGATCGACACCGAGGGCGCCGAGCAGCGCGTGCTCGAGGGCGCGGCGGCGCTGCTCGCCTCGAAGCATCCGCCCTTCATCGTCGCCGAGCTTCACGAGTTCGGTTTGGGCAAGCTCGGCTGCTCGCAGACGGGCCTGCGCAAGCTGATGCAGCGCGCCGGCTACGAGATGTTCCTGATCTTCTCGGACGGCTCGAAACCGCGCCTCGTCCCGCGCAACGCGCGGGTGAGCTACGAGCGCATCATCAACGTGCTGTTCGCGACCGCGGCCGACGTCGACGCGGCCTGGCCCGGCTCGCCGATCGAGCGCCCGATGCTCCACAGCTACGGCGAGGTGGGCAAGAGCTCGCCGCCGCTCAAGCTCGAGGAGGAGTCGGCGGCGTGAGGGTCACGTTCGACTGGGACGTCTCGCCCTATTTCGGCTGGGGCGTCTACGGGCTCAATCTCGCGCTCGAGTGGTCGCTTGCCGGCGACATCGAGCCGGCGACCTCGGGCAGTGTCACGCTCGACGGCGTCGATCCGCTGCGCAAGCAGCTGCTGCGCGGCTTCGCCCAACGCTCGCTGCGCGGCACGCCGGCGGATCTGCTGCTCAAGAACATCGGCAACGACGGCATCGGCCTCAACCCGCCCGGCGGCGTTGGCGTGATCTTCTTCGAGCTGCCGCTCTCGCCGGACGCAATCGCGCGCCTGAAATCGTTCGACCTGGTGATCGCCGGCTCGCAGTGGAACGCGGACCTGCTGCGGGTTCACGGTGTGAACACCGCCGTCGTGCTGCAGGGGATCGACCCCGCGCTGCATCACCTGGCGGTCCGCCGGCGCAAGCTCTTTCCCGGCAAGTTCGTGATCTTCTCGGGCGGCAAGGCCGAGCCGCGCAAGGGCCAGGACATTGTCGTCAAGGCGTTCCGCGCGTTCGCGCGGCGCCATGCTGAAGCCATTTTGGTGACCGCTTGGCACTCGCCCTGGCCGAAGCTCGCCGCCGAAATGGATCTCGGCCTCTCGGACATCGCCGACCGCGTCGTCGACGTCGGCCGGCTGCCCAACGCGGCGATGCCGGCGGTCTACCGCGAGTGCGACCTTGCCGTTTTCCCCAACCGCGCCGAGGGCGGCACCAACCTGGTGGCGATGGAGGCGATGGCGTGCGGCGTGCCCGCGCTGCTGTCGAAGGGCACCGGCCACCTCGATCTCCTGGCCGACAATCTCGGCTATCCGCTCGAGGCTCATGCGCACCCGGATCCGGTGCTCGCCGCGATCGGCTGGGTCGAGACGCCGGTCGAGGCGCTCCTCGAGGCGATGGAGCTCGCCGTCCGCTGCGCCTACGGGCACCGCGCCACCAACGTCGCCGAGCTGACCTGGTCGCGCACCGCGCGCGAGCTCGCCGGCGCGGTCGCGCCGTTCGTCCAACGCAAAGGAGCTGCAGCATGAAGAAGGCAAACGCGGCCGCCGCGGCGGCCGAGGAGAAGAAGGTCGACGCGCTGAAGCCCGCCCAGGATGCGCCGCCGGCGCCGCCTTCGCCACCGCAGGGCGCGGTCCCCCCCGCCCCATTCGTGCCGTTGCGGCCGGACCGCTGGCAGCTGCGCGAGCATCGTAACCCGGGGCACTGGATCTGCGTCGAGCCCGGCACCACGCTCGAGCAGCTGCTCGAGCCGGCGTTCTGGGCGAACGTCGCGCGGCACTTGCGCCCGAACGTCACCGTCGAGGTGCACTGGGACGACTCCAGCCAATTCGCGGAGCTCTACGTCACGAGCGCGGGCCGCAACTGGGCGGCGGTGTCGCTGCTGCGCCATCACGAGCTCGCGCGCCACGCGCCGGTGTCGCAGGAGGCGCAGTTCAAGGTGGCGTGGATGGGGCCGGTCGACAAGTTCGCCGTGATCCGGCTCAAGGACAGTGCCAAGATCAAGGCCGGCTTCGCCACCGAGGCGCTGGCGCAGGCTTTCCTCGGCCAGTACCTGCAGCAGCTCGCCGCATGAGCCAGGCCGCTGCCGCGCCGCGCGTGAGCGATCACGTGCTGCACCTCCTCGCGCGCTCGACCGCCGACGCCAAGGCCGGGTCAACCATCGCGGTGCTGGTCGTCGCGGTCGGGCCCGACGGCATGGCGCGCACCGGCTTTGCGGGCGAGATGGACGTGATGCCGTCCGTCCTGATGGGGGTCGACATGTTCAAGACGCAGGTGATGATCCAGGCGCTCTCGGCGCCGGGCGCCGCCGTCATGAACTCCGGCATCATCAAGCCGGGCCACTGAGCGCCATGCCGCTCAAGGCCGGCAAGAGCGCGAAGACGCGCTCGACCAACATCCGCGAGATGGTGCGCTCGTTCAAGCAGAGCGGGCGCATCGGCAACACCAAGCCGAGCTCCGTCAAGAAGGTGGTGCAGATCGCGGCCGCGGCCGCGTATCGCAAGGCGCGGGAGGGCTGAGCATGGCGAAGAAAATCTCGCACGCCGACGCCGGCTACACCGAGGGCCAGCCGCACTGCGGCACCTGCGAGCATTTTTCCGAGGACGAGAAGAGCGAGACCGGGCATTGCGCGCTGGTCGCCGACCCGATCGATGAGGACATGTGGTGCCGGCTGTACAAGCCGAAGCGCAAGCCCACGCTCGCTGAAGGCTACGACGAGTCGTAGGCGATGACCGACAAGCTCACGCTCTACAACTCGGCGCTGCTCGTGCTGGGCGAGCGCATGCTCGGCTCGCTGTTCGAGGCGCGCCATCCGCGCCGCGTGCTCGACGCGCTCTACAATCAGGAGGTCGCCTACTGCCTCGAGCGCAAGTTCTGGAATTTCATCTACCGCACCGTGCAGATCGACGCGTCCACGACGGTGGTGCCCGGCTTCGGCTATCTCTACGCCTTCAACATCCCGAACGACTGGATCCGCACCCGCAAGCTCTCGGCCTCGCCGACGCTCGACCCGCCGCTCACCCAGGTGAGCGAGGAGAACGGCTTCTGGTACACGAACATCACGCCGATCTATGTCGAGTACAACTCGAACGACCCGCAATATGGCCTCAACCTCGGGCTCTGGCCTGCGACCTTCACGGACTATGCGGCCAAGCGTCTGGCGCGCCAGGCGGCGACGCAGATCCCCGGCAAGGCCGAGCTGCTCGCCGGGCCCGACGGCCTGATCAAGCAGGAGGAGCGCGCCTACAAGGTCGCGGCCGCAAACTGCGCCATGAACGAGGCGATCGGCTTCGCGCCCACCTCGAGCTGGGTGCGCTCTCGCCGCGGCTGGATGAGCGGCATGATCGGACCGGGCGGCGACGATCCGACCGGCGGCGCGCTCATTCCCTGACATGGCCCGCGTTAACGCGCCGCTGCTCGCCTTCAACCGGGGTGAGATCAGCAAGATCGGGCTCGCCCGCGTCGACCTCGCCAAGCTGCAGCTCGCGGCCGAGTGTGAGCTCAACTGGGAGCCGTTCGTGGTCGGGCCGATGATGCTCCGCCGCGGCCTCGGATTCGTCGGCGAGGTGCGGGCCGACAACGCGTCGTGCCTGATCGACTTCGTCTACGCGAAATTCGACACCGCGCTCTACGAGCTCACCGCCAACGTCCTGCGCGTGTGGCTCGCCGACCAGACGCAGGCGACCGAGGCGCTCCTGTCGCGCGCCTCGGTCGCGACCGCGGTGTCCGACCCGACCTTCAACGGCGGCGGCACGTGGGTGACGTCCGACACCACGGCGGGCTGCACCACGACGATCAGCTCGGGCGCGCTCACGCTCGCGGCGACCGCGGTCGGCGGGCTGGCGCGTGCCAAGCAGGCGATTTCGGTCGCCGGCGGCGACTACGGCAAGGAGCACGGCCTGCGCCTGGTCGTGACCAACGGGCCCGTCACCGTGCGGGCCGGCTCGAGCGACGGCCTCTCCGACCTGATCGCCCAGACGGTGCTTGACACCGGCACGCACTCGCTTTCCGTCGTGCCGAGCTCCAATATCAACCTGCAGATCGAGTCGACCGACGCCTGGGCGAAGACGCTCTCCTCGGTCTCGATCGAGGCCGGCGGCACGGTGACGATCTCGACGCCGTGGGGCGCCTCGGCGCTCGCGACGCTGCGCTGGACCCAGTCGGGCGACATCGTCTATGTCGCGCAATACGGCGGCCAGCAATACAAGATCGAGCGGCGCGGCACGCGCCCGGGCGCGCGCGGCTTCTCGGTCGTCGCCTATCGCTCGAGCAACGGCCCGTTCCTGCCGGTGACGCCGATCGAGGCGAACCTCACGCCCAGCGCCTACTACGGCAACGGCACGCTCACGTCGGACCGGGCCTATTTCCAGTCGAGCCATGTCGGCGCGCTGTTCCAGCTCTTCTCGTCCGGCCAGGCGAACCAGACCGTGGTCGGCGCCGCCAACGCGTTCTCGCCGGCCGTGCGGGTCAACGGCGTCGGCACCGCGGCGCGCGACTACACCTGGACCGTGACGGGCACCTGGTCGGGCACCATCACGCTGCAGCGCTCCTTCGACGGGCCCGACTCGGGCTTCCACGACGTCTCGACCACGACGTCAAACGGCACGATCGCGTCGAACAGCGGCACCGGCGACACGCCCGACCTCGACAACATCATTGCGTGGGAGCGGGTCGGCTTCAAAGGCGGCCAGTACACCTCGGGCGCCGCGACGGTGGTCTCCAACTACGGGGGCGGCGGCGGCTTCGGCATCTGTCGGGTGACCGCCTGGGTCTCCTCGACGGTGGTCGACATCGAGATCCTCTCGCCGTTCACATCGCTCACCGCGACCAACAACTGGCAGGAGAGCGCCTGGTCGCCCTACCAGGGCTGGCCGACATCGCCGGCGTTCTTCGAGGGGCGCCTATGGTGGTTCTCGGGCGGCACCATCCCGGTCGCCGGCTCGCAGTCGAACAACTACACCGGCTACGCCGAGCAGGACATCTTCGGCAACGACCTCGGCGAGGCCGGCGCGATCCTCGAGGCGTTCGGCGAGGGCCCGTCCGACTCCGTCAACTGGGGCCTCGCGCTCACCCGCCTGCTCGCCGGCCGCGAGGGTTCGATCGCGTCGATGCGCTCGAGCGCCTTCGACGAGGTGATCACGTCGACCAACTTCTCGGTCAAGGACTGCGCCACCGAAGGCACGGCGCGCCTGGCGGCGCTCAAGATCGACAAGCGCGGCGTGTTCGTGCAGGAGAGCGGCCGACGCGTCTACGCGCTCGAGTGGGACACGGCCGCGCTCGACTATTCTTGCGCGGACCTCACCCGCCTGAACCTCGACATCGGCCTGCCGGGCATCGCCTGCGTCGCCGCGGCACGCCAGCCGGACACCGCGCTCTACTTCGTGCGCAACGACGGGCAGTGCGCGGTGCTGCTCTACGACCCGGCCGACGACGTCATGGCCTGGTACCGCATCCAGACGCTCGGCACCATCGAGCAGGTGCGGGTGCTGCCGGCGAACTCCGGCGCGGAGCAGCGCGTCTTCTTCGTGGTCAAGCGCACCGTCAACGGCGCGACCAAGCGCTTCATCGAAAAGCTGTCGAGCCGCGATAACTGCGTCGGCGGCCTGATCAACCAGCAGCTCGACTGCGCCGTGACGTACCAGGGTGTCGCGAGCGGCACAATCGCGCTGCCGCAGCTCCCGAGCACGACTGTGTCGGTGTGGGCCGACGGCCTCTCGATCGGCACCGCCGCCACGGATGGCTCCGGCAATGCCGCGATGCCGGACGGCAAGACGCACGCGAACTACGTCGCGGGCCTCGCCGGCGCGACCGTGACGGCGCAGGCGGCCGCGGGCGCGACCATCACCAGCATCACGGGGCTCTCGGCCTACAACGGCCTGACGGCGGAAGTTTTCGCCGACCAGCAGCCGAGTGGGCGGATGATCCGCGTCGGCGCGCTCACGGTGGCGGCCGGCGCGATCGCGCTGCCGGCGAACTGGCAGGCTTCGTCGATCGTCGCGTTTCTCGGCTATCAGGCGCCGTTCATGTCCGCCAAGCTCGCCTATGCGGCGCAGGGTGGTTCGGCGCTCACCCAGCCGAAGAAGATCAACCGCGTCGGCCTCGTCATGTACGACGTGCACCAGGCCGGCATCCAGCAGGGCCAGCGCTTCGACCAGCTCGACCCGCTGCCGGCGCTCGAGGACTCGGGCGCGGTCGCGGCCGGCACGATCTGGTCGGAATATGACCAGCGCGAGATCGCCGTCCCGGGCGAGTGGGACACCGACGCTCGCCTTTGTTTGCTCGCGCAGGCGCCGCTGCCGGCGAAAGTCGCAGCCGCCATCGTGACGGTCGCGACCGATGAGGGTTGAGCTGCGCCCGACGGTCGCGGCGGACCTGCCGCAGGTGATTGGCGAGCCGCTGCCGCACCGGATTCGCGCGATCACGGCGCTCGCGGACGGGCGCGTGCTCGGCATCGGCGGCATCGGCTTCCGCCCCGACGGGGCCGTGATCGCCTTCGTTCAGATGGCCGCCGAGGCGCGGAAATACCCGGCTGCGATTCACCGCGCCGGGCTCGCTGCCATGCGAATGGTCCGCGCCAGCGGGGTGCCGCGCGTGCTGGCGGAGGCGCAGCCTGGCAACCCGGCGGCCGCGCGCTGGCTCGAGCGGCTCGGCTTCACGCGGCTGGGCGACGTCTACGTGTGGAGGCGCGCGCCATGAAGCCCGTCACCAGCTTCTGGGACAGCGCGCTGTTCGACCCTGTCACGCTGACGGTGGGCTCGCTCGCCGCGACCGCGGTCGGCGGCGCGCTCTCGGCCTCGAGCACGCTCGCGGGCGGCAGCTATGCCCGCCAGGCCGGACAGATGCAGCAGCAGGCGGCCGACTACCAGGCCAGCCAGCTCGACAGCAACGCGACCCAGGCGATCGCGTCGAGCCAGCGCCAGATGCTCGACACACAGATGAAGACGCGGCTTGCGATCTCGTCCGCGACGGCGCGCGCCGCGGGCTCCGGCGTCGCGGCCGACACCGGCTCGCCGCTCGCCGACGTCGGGCAACTGCAGAAGCGCGGCAGCTACCAGGCGCTGATGGATATGTGGAGCGGGCAGTCCACCGCGACCGGCCTGCAGAACCAGGCCAAGGGCGTGCGCTACACCGGGCAGATGGAGGAGATCTCCGGCGAGGAGCAAAAGGAGGCCTCGAAGCTCGCCGCCATGGGCACGCTCGCGTCGACCGCGGGCAGCATGTTCAAGACCTATGGCGCGTTCAAGTATCCGACCGCCGTCGGCCGCGCCGGCGCCGGCGGGTTCTGATCGATGGCGAAGATCCCGAGCGCGGCTGATCTCGGCGGCACGCCGACGCCCGCCGCAACGCGGCCGGTCGGCAGCTACGACGTCACGCCATGGGCGCGCGGCGCCGCCGCGATCGCCCAGGCCGGCGCGCAGCTCGGGCGCGGCATCGAGCAGGCCGGCGAGGGCGCGGGCGAGCTCGCCCTCGACCAGGGCCGATGGGAATATGCGACCGCGCACGCCGATTTCCTCACCCGCCAGGTCGACCTGCAGAACGGTGCGCTGCACGACCAGAACTACGGCCCGGACGACAGCGGCAAGACGCTGCCGCAGCGCCACGAGGCGGCGCTCAACGAACAGCTCGACAAGTCGGCGCAGCTCATCAGTGACCCGCGCATGCGGACGCGCTTCACCCAGACCATGGCGCCCGACGTCGCGCGCTCGGTCGCGGCGGTCGACAACCACGCGCGCACGCTCGCCAACAACGCCAGCGTCGCCTACGTGCAGCAGCAGGGGGACGCGACCATCGACCGGGCGATCGCGGCGCCCGACGACGATACCCGCCGCGCGCTGTTCGACTCGCACAACCAGCTCGTCGAGGGCCTCGTCGCCAAGGGCGCGATCACGGCCGAGCAGGCCGTGCAACGCAAGAAAGCCTGGGCGACGCAGTACGCGACCGCCGACTACCTCGCGGCCATAAACTCGAACGATCCGGCGCGCATCCAGGCGGCAATCGCCCGCCTGCAGGGCGCGCCCGGCTCGGGCGACGCGATCACCAGCCGCATCCTGCAGGCCGAGGGCACGGCGAAGAACCCGAACTCGAGCGCGGCCGGTGCCGGCCAGTTCATCGACTCCACCTGGCTCGACATGATCAAGCGGCACCGGCCGGATCTCGCACAGGGCCGCAGCGATGCCGAGATCCTCGCGCTGCGCGCCGACCGCAACCTCGGCCGCGAGATGACGGACGCCTACCGCCAGGAGAACGAGGCCTATCTCAAGCGCCAGGGCCTGCCGGCGACGCCGGGGCAGCAGTATCTCGCGCACTTCCTCGGGCCCGGTGCCGCAACCGCGGTGCTCAAGGCCGATCCGAACCTGCCGGTGATCGACGCGCTCACCCAGGCGGTCGGGCGCGACAAGGCGCAGAAGATCGTCGCCGCCAACCGCTCGGTGCTCGACGGCCAGCTCTCCGGCACGGTGGCGCAATGGGCCGATCGCAAGATGGGCGGCGGCGACACCTACGAGCTCCTCCACCTCAACCCGGTGGTGCGCGAGGAGCTGCTCACGCGCGGCCAGGCGGCACTGCACAAGCAGGTCGCGACCGACATCGCGACCTTCCACAACTCCGTGCAGGACGACCTCGCCGAGGCCGACCGCACCGGCCTCGTCGCCAAGCCCAAGGCGCTGCCCGACTTCATCCAGCACTACGGCGCCGACAAGGGACCGGCGGCCTTTCGCGAGTACCAGGCCGCGCTGCAGCTCGGCGCCGACAAGCAGAAGCTCGCCGCGATGACTCAGCCGCAGATCGACGAGCTGATCTCCTCCTACGAGCCCAAGGCCGGCCAGGAGGGCTATGCGGGCGCGGTGAAGCGCCTCGACGCGCTCACGGCGGCGGCGCACCAGGAGGGGCAGAAGCGGCTCAAGGCCTCGCTCGACGCCGACATGGGCGAGCTCGCGCGCACCGGCGCGATCGCCAAGCCGAAGACGCGGGCGGATTTCGACCTCGCGCTCGGCGAGGACAAGGGCGGCGAGGCATTCGACGCCTACGAGACGGCGCGACGCACCGCGAGCCGCGGCCGCATGCTGCCGGGCGCGACCCCCGGCCAGGCTCGCGCCATCGTCGAGGATGCGGCGCCGCAGCCGGGCCCGGGCTACGTCGGCGCCGCCAAGGCGCAGGCGAGCCTTGCCGCGACCGCGCAGAAGCTCGCCAAGGAGCGCGACGACGATCCGGCGCAATACGGCATCAACTACCTGCCGGCCGTCACCGAGAGCTGGAAGGCGCTCACCGACACCATGGGCGACGCGACCGCGTCTCCGCAGGTGCGCGCCGCCATGGCGCGCGACTATGCGGTCAAGCAGGTGATGGAGCAGCAGCGCCTCGGCGTCGACCGCGACGCCATCCGCATCGCGCCCAAGGCCTACACCGACCACATCGCCGGCCAGCTCACGGCGGCCGCGACCGACGACGACCCCAGCCGCCGCCTGGCGCTGGTCGGCCAGCTCCAGCGCGAGGCAGCGATGTGGGGCGGCTACTGGCCACTGGTGATGGCCGAGATCGCGCCGAAGAGCGTGCCGCTGGTGCGCGCGATCGCGGCCGACGCCGACGCGCAGGGGCGCCCGCTGCACCCGCAGGTGATGACGCAGCTCGTCTCGCTCAAGCCGAGCGACAGCGTGCACTCGATCCTCGGCGTCGCCGAGGGCGACACCAAGGCCAAGGACGTGCACACCGACGTCGCGGCGGCGTTCAAGGACTTCCGCGCCACGCTGCTGCCGCTGCAGATCAGCCGCGACTATGCGGGCTACATCGGCCTAGCCGAGAAGCTCGCGGCGCTGCACGTGCGCGACGGCGACAAGAGCGACGTCGCGGCGAAGAAGGCCTTCACCGAGCTGATCGGCGACCGCTACGAATTCCGCGACACCTGGCGCATGCCGAAGGAGGCGCAGGTCTCGGCCGACGAGGTGCAGCAGGGCACGCTCGCGGCGCGGGCGGCGCTCTCGCGCGCCGCCGCCGATCCGAAGGCGCAGGCGTTCGGCGTCGTCCCGTTCGCGCCCGACGTGCCGGGCATCGCCGACAACCGTGCCGACTCGCTCACGCGTTTCGCCCGCGACGGCCGCTTCGTCACGGCGCCCGGCAACGACGGGCTCAACCTCTACGTCACCAATCCGCGCACCGGGCAGTCGCTGCCGGTGAACACCGCCGACGGCAAGCCGCTGCTGCTCAAGTGGGCGGACCTCGCCCGCATGGCCAAGGACGCGCCGCGCACGCCCGACGTGAGCGTGGGCCCGTAGGCCGTGCCCGAGACCTTCGCGACCCCGGACGAGCAGGCCTTCCAGGGCCGCGCCTCCGATCTCTCCACCGACATCGGCGAGACGACCGCCGCCGAGGCCGGCGAGGCGTTCATGAGCGGCACGCGCGAGATGGCGCGCATCGGCGAGTACAACCGCGCCAATGCGCCGACGCTCGAGCAGGCCGACGAGTTTCGGCTGCGCGGCCCGCTGCACGGCGTCGGCGTGCTGCGCTCGATCGCCGGCGAGCCGTACACGGCCCCGGTCGACGTGCCGATCGCCGACGCGCAGGCGCGGCTCAAGGCGGAAGGGATCACCGACGTCAAGCTGCCCGACCAGCCGACCATCCGCCAGGGCGTGCTCGACCTCATGATCGACCACGCGCGCGAGCGCCAGGCGTACAACGCGGCGGTGTCGCGCGGCCCGCAGGGGTTCTGGCCGGGCGCGGCGAGCTTCGCCACCTCGATCGGCGTCGGCATCCTCGACCCGGTCAATGCGGCCGCCTTCTCGGTGCCGGTGCTGGGCGAGGCGCGTACGGCGCGCATCATCCAATCGGCCGGCGACACGCTGTTCGGCCGCGCGGCCGCGAAGTTCGGCGTCGGCGCCCTGCAGGGCGGCGTCGGTTCGGCGCTGCTCGAGCCGGCCAACTGGTGGCTGCACACGCAGGACGGCCAGGACTACACCTACGCCGACACGCTGCGTTCGATCGCCATGGGCATCGGCATGGGCGGCGTCTTCCACGCCGGCTTCGGCCTCGTCGGCGACCTGCGCGCGCGCGCGAGCGGCGCGCCGCTCGCCGGCTCGCCCGAGGAGGCGCTGTTCAAAGCACTGCTCGCCGACCGCGGCATCCCGCTGCGCGATGCGTTCCCGGACGACATCTTCGGCGGCGAGAACGCCGAGCCGGCCGAGCCGGGCGGCCCGGCCGGCGGCGGCGACGCCTGGAGCCGCATGTCGGTCGAGGACCTGCGCAACGCCTCAGATTTGATGCGCGCCGGCCGCAGCGAGGCCGACGTCCTCGCCATGACGCCGGACGAGCGCGCCGCGGCCGCCGCCGCCCCGCACGGCGGCGCCGCCGGCCTCGCGCAATTCCACGAGGGTGTCCGGCGCGACACGCTGGCGGCGCTCGATGCCGACCTCGCGCGGCTGCGCGACGAGCCCGACATGGCGGACATCTTCGCCGACCTGCCGGCCGAGGTGCGCGGCGACCTCGTGCATGCGGCGACCGCCGACATCCTCGCCGACCGCCCCGGCCGCGCCGGCGAGCTCCTCGCGATCGGCGCCGACCAGGATCCGCGCATCGCCGAGTCGGTCGATCCGGATGCGCACCGCGCGCGGGTGGCCGAGGCGGCCAGGCGCGCCATCCACAACGACGTCGCGACGCAACTGCGCGCCGCCGGCATGCCGGAGGACCAGGTCGAGGCCAATGCCGCCGTGGTGGCGGCGCGCTACGCGGCGCGCGCCGCGCGGCTTGGCGAGCCGGATGCGCATGCGCTCTACCGGCGCGAGGGCCTGTCGATCCGCGCCGCCGGCGGCGACCATACAGGCGCCTACAACCAGGACCCTACCGAGAAGGCCCTGCAGGCGATCATGGCGGCGCTCGAGGAGGCGGAGAAGCACCCGTCGCCGCATGGCTTGGACGAGCCGACCGAGCGCGTGGAGCCGCTGTGGCGCCGGCGCCGTCATCTCGTCGACCCGAATGCGGCCGAGTGGGACCTCTACCACGGCTCGCCGCGCACGTTCGACCGGTTCGATCCGAACGCGCTGTCGCCGCGCGCAGGCGCAAACCCCGAATGGGAGCGCGGCGCCGTCTTCTTCTCGCCCGACCCGCACGAGGCGGAGGGTTACAGCAGCGGCGAGGAGGGCGGCGTCTATCGCGTGCGCGTGCGCCCAGGCAAGACGCGGGTGTTCGACCTAGCGCACCTGTTCGAGCACGACGAGGCGTTCCACGAGGCCGTGCGCCGCACCTGGCACCGCCAGGAGGAGGTCAATCCGGACCCGGCCCGCCGCAGGATCTGGACGCCGGAATACACCGATCGGGCGCTCGACCGTGTGGTCGAGAGAGCGCGCGACGATCTCGAGCGGCACAACGAGGCGACGGCCCGGGCGCGCGAGACGGGCGTGCCTGAGGAAGACCTCGAGCCGTGGTCGGTCCCCTACGGATGGGGGCCCGTCAACGCGGTGATCGAGCAGGCGCAGCGCGAGGGTCTCGACACCGCGATCATCCGTGGCCTGCGCGAGAGCCATGGCGGCGACCAGGTCATCGCGCTCAACCCGGGCCACGTCACGAGCCGCTATGCCGGTCACGTCATGTATCAGGGCGGCGCCGGCATCGACGGCCCGCGCGGGCGCATCATGCTGGGCGAGAGCCGCGCGATCGTCGACCTGTTCCGCTCCGCCGACGCGTCGACCTTCATGCACGAGATGGGCCACAAGTGGCTCGACGAGCTGGTGCGCGACGCTCGCGCGGCCAATGTGCCCCAGGCGCTGAAAGACGATCTCGGCACGGTGCTGCGCTGGCTCGGCGTCGACAGGGCCGAGGACATCGGCCGCGACCAACACGAGCAGTTCGCGCGCGGCTTCGAGCGCTACCTCGCCGACGGCCAGGCGCCGAGCCGCGGCCTCGCGGCGGCGTTCGCCAAGTTCAAGGACTGGCTGACGCAGATCTACCGCGGCCTGGTCGGCGCCGGCCAGGAAATCTCGCCCGAGATCCGCGGCGTCTTCGACCGGATGCTGGCGAGCGACGAGGAGATCGCGGCGGCGCGGGGCCCGACGTCGCGCTCGGAGACGGCGGTCACGATCAACGGCGAGACGCGGCGACTGAATGCGGAGTGGAACCCGGCCGACGTCGGCGCGCAAGCGCCGCGCGCGCCAGGCGAGCCCGCCGCGGGGCCGGGCGAAGGCGACGCCGCCTGGCGCCAGCTCGCCGAGCCCCGGCGCGACCCCGACGCCGACGCCGTAGCGGCCGCCTCGCGGGCGGCGGCCGAGCCGGATCCGGCCTCGGTCGAGCCGGGCAAGTCGGTGAGCGCGGCCGAGCAGGAGGCCGCCAAGGCCGAGAAGCTGCTCGACGGCATGGCGCTCACGCCGGCCGAGCGCACCCACATCGACGACGCGCTGCGCGCGCTCGCGGCCGAGCGCGACGTGCGCGAGCAGATCCTGCGCGACGGCGCCGCCTGCCTGATGGCCGCGGCCGCGGGAGCCGCGGCATGATGCGCGCGGCGCCAATAGATGCGCCCTCGCCCCGCGTGCGGGGAGAGGGCCGGAGTGCGCCGGCCACGAGCTCGGGCGCGGTGAGGGGGCGGCGCGGCGAGTCTGAGCGTCGCGGTTGGCGCTCGGCTGGGCGGAGGCGCCCCCTTACCGCGCTTTCCATTGCGGCGACTGCATTCATGCCCTCTCCCCGCGCGCGGGGAGAGGGCGCTGCAATGGGCGGCGCGCAGGGCGCAATCATCGGCGGGGGTGCGCGTGGCTGACAATCCGGGGCGCAAAGACTGCATCGACGACATCGCCAAGCGCTCGGGGCGCTCGCGCCGCGACGTCGAGGCGGCGATGGACGCGGTCGACGAGCGCGCGCAGGCCTACACCGACGACGGCATGGACGCCGAGGACGCCTATGCGCGCGCGCGCGACGAGGAGGTGCAAAACCTCAACGAGCGCTCGGCGATCGAGCGGCGCGCGCGCATCCTCGACGCGCGCAAGGGCACGCGGCGCTCGCGCTTCTACAACGGCGTCGCCGATGCCATCGGCCGGCTGCCGGCCGGCGGCTGGATCGCGCGCCGCTTCGGCATGACGCGCGAGCAGCTCCAAGCCAAGGCGGCGAAGATCGCGCTCGAGGCGAAGCTCGTCGGCGTCAACCTGCCGCTCGTCGGCAACCGCAAGTCGGTCGACGCGCAGTTCGTGGCGCTGCGCCGGCTGTGGGTCGGCGGGCTTGCCAAGGATCTCGACGACGCCGGCCTGCTCAAGGCGTTCGCCACCCGCGCGCTCGAGGACAAGTGGACCGACGAGCTCTTCGAGCTCAACAAGCGCCCCTCGGCCGCCTGGCAGGACGCCAAGGATAGCGGCGACACCCGCACGGCCGACGAGCTCGGCTGGAAGGGGCAGGGGCCCGGCAACCCGGGCATCACCAAGGACGCGCAGGCGCTGGAGATCGCCAAGATCGTGCAGAAGTGGCAGCGCACGAGCATCGCGGCGCTCAACCGCGAGGGCGCCTGGGTGCGCAGCTATTCGGGCTACATCACCCGCACCAGCCACGACGCCGACCGCATCCGCGGGCCCAAGGGCACTGGCCAGGAGCAGTGGGTCGCCGACACGCTGCCGCGGCTCGACCTCGCGCGCACCTTCGGCAGCACGGACCTGCAGCGCGCGCGCGACGCGCTGCGCGCCATGTGGCGGCCGATGGCCGACGGCGAGCACTACGATTTCGGGCGCGGCGAGATCGACCCGGTGCATCCCAACCCGGCGCGCACGGCGTCGGCCGAGCGCGAGCTGCACTTCCGGAGCGGCGCCGACTGGCGCGCCTACAACGAGAAGTACGGCACGCATGACGCCACCCGCACGGTGGTCGATGCGCTGGTGCGCGGGGCGCGGCGCACCGCGCTGATGAAGGAGTTCGGCACGCGGCCGTCCGAGGCGTTCGAGTCCGATATCGACATGATCAAGGGCCGCCTGCAGGGCGCCGCCGATGCGCGCATCGCCAAGCTCTCGGCGCTCGAGCAGGCGGCGGCCTCGGCCGGCGCCGACGCGACCGCCAAGGCCGCGATCGAGAAGCAGATGGAGGCGCTGCGCCGCGACATCGCGGCGCGCGCCGGCGACCTCGAGGAGTTCTCGAAATTCGTCGGCAAGGACCGCTTCTGGGGCTCGCCGGCGCACAACCGCTTCGCGCAGATCGACGGCACCAGCATGAAGCCGATCAACCGCACGGCGTCGGACATCGCCGCGAAGTGGATGGCGATCCAGCGCATGGCGAAGCTCGGCCGCGTCGCCTTCACGCACTTTGCCTCGCTGCCGCTCAAGGCGCAGGAGGCGGCCTACTGGGGCATCCCGTTCGCCGAGCGCTATGGCTCGCTGTTTCGCGGCCTCACCCAGGGCGCGGAAGGCTCGGCCAAGCGCGAGGCGCTCGACGCGATGCTGGCCGGGCTGGAGAGCCGGCTCGGCCACATGATGCTGCCCTACGACGTCGCCGACGCGCCGGCGGGCTTTTTGGCGCGCTGGGAATCGACCTTCTTCCGCCTCACTGGCGTCTCGAGCGTGATCGACAACCAGCGCGGCGACGCCGAGGTGATGTTCGCGACCCACATCGGCAAGAAGCGCGGCCAGGCGTGGGCCGATATCGGCGCGAGCGAGCAGCGCGTGCTGGCCGGCTTCGGCATCGGCGAGGCGGAGTGGAAGGCGCTGCACGGGGTCGAATGGTCGAGCTTCGGCGACCGCGTGGCGTTGACCCCGCAGGACGCGATGAAGCTCTCCGACGACCAGGTGCGCGCCTACATCAAGGAGGCGCGCCCGGCCGAGCTCGCGCCGACGAGCGCCGAGGACGTCGCGACCGCACGCGAGGACCTCGCGCTCGCGCTCGCCACCGCCTATTCGGACCGCGCCGGCTACGCCATCCCGATGCCGAGCGCCCGCACCCGCGCGATCATGTTCCAGGGCGCGTTCCAGCCCGGCACCGGGCTCAATATCGCGCTGCGGCTGATCTACCAGTTCAAGCTGTGGCCGGCCGAGATGATCATGCGCGCGTGGGGGCGCGAGATCGCCGGCCGCATCGGCGACCCGACCGGCGGACGCATCGCCGGCCTCTTGCAGTTCCTCGCCGGCTCGATCGTGTTCGGCACCGCGGCCGAAGCGGTGCGCGAGGCGATCCAGGGCCGCGACCCGCTGCACGAGCTCGCGACCAAGCCGGCCGCGACGCTGATGCGCGGGCTCGAGCGCTCCGGCTTCGGCTCGCTGCTCGGCGACTATCTGCTCGGCGAATATGACCGGCACGGCCTCTTGGCCGCGGCGCAGCTCGCCGGCCCGACGATCAGCCAGATCGACACCCTGATGGGCCTGCTGCACGGCAACGGCGATGGGCTGCTCAACGCGATCGCCGGCATCGACGCCGGCAAGCAGGCGGCGCATCCCTGGCGCGAGCGCGCCTCGGCCGCGATCAAGCTGCTCAAGGACAACACCCCGTACCAGTCGCTCTGGTTCTCGAGCTGGGCGACCGACGCGCTGGTGTGGCACACGCTGCAGGACTGGGTGAACCCTGGCTATCTCGACCGCGCCCAGCGCCGCGCCGAGCGCATCCAGGGCACGCAGTACATCCACCTCGGCCCCTACGGCATGGGGCCGGCGGATGTGCATCGGGCGATGACGGGGCAGCGGTGAGGTAGCCAGCATGGCCACGATCGACCGCCGCGGCGCGACAGTGTCGGCCGCGGATCCTCCCGTCGCGACCAATCCGAACCCGGATCTCGCCATCAAGACGGCGGTGCGGGTCGCGACCACCGGCGCGAACATCGCGCTCGCCGGGCTGCTCACGATCGACGGCGTCGCGCTCGCGGCGGGCGACCGCGTGCTGGTGAAGGACCAGACCGACCAGACCACCAACGGCATCTACGTCGCGCAGTCGGGCAACTGGCAGCGCGCGATCGACGCGCAGAACAACTCGCAATGGACCACCGGCACCCAGGTGCTGGTGACCGGCGGCGCGGCGAATGCCGGCGCCGAGTTCGAGCTCACCGCCGCCGGCCCCGTCGTGCTCGGCGCCACCGCCATGACGTTCGCGCTCATCCCGGTCGCCTATGCGGCGCTCGCGAGCGCCGCGCAGGGACTCAACTTCGTGCGCGCGGCGTACGCCGCCAACCACTCGCTCGCCAATGGCGAGAAGGGCAGGACGATCGCGCTCGGCGGCAACGCGTTCTTCACGCTGACGGTGGGCAACCCGGCGGGGTTCGATGCGAACTTCGCGGTCGTCGTCTTTAACGAGGACGCTTACACCGGCCCGGGCAGCGGGCGCGGGAAGACGGTCAGCCTTTTCGGCCTGGCCAGCTTCGTCCTGTGGCCGGGGCAATCGTTCATCCTTGTGAACGACAACAATGCGTGGGTGACGGTCGGACGGCCGGCGCGATGGAAGGCGCCGCTCGGGACCACGATCGAGCTTTTCCTCGACGCCGCTCTCGGCCGTGACACCAATGACGGGCTCGCGGCTGGCTCCGGCAATGCGCTGCAGACGCTCGGCGTGCTCGGCGCGTTCGCAAATATCATCGATGCCGGCTACGAAGCCCCGCCCGGGGTGCTGGTGCAGCTCGCCGATGGCACCTATCCGGGCGGTCTGCACTGGCCCGGCAATTTCGTCGGGGCCTCCGGGCAGGCGCAGTTTATGGTCCAGGGCAACGCCGCCACGCCCTCGAACGTCGTCATCCAGGGCGGCGTCAACCTGTTCGACGGCGCCCGGCTCGAGCTAGCCAACCTTGAAATTTCGGACGCATCGTTCGGCTCGTGCATCGCGCTTGCCGACAACTCGATGCTGCGCTGTGAGGGCGGCCTGGTTCTCGGCGCCACCGCGGCAGCGAGCGCGCAATTGTTCGTCGCGTCGGGCAGCCAGTTCTTCATGGACGGCAACATGAGCGTTGCCGCAGCGCCCGCGACCGGCAACGGTTATTTTATAAATGCCGGCGACCCCGGGTCGATGGTCAACTTGGCAAATGCCACGATCACGTTTACGGCGAGCGTCACCTACGCGAAGACGTTCCTGATCAGCGCGGGCGCGGTGGTCGAGTGCTTCAACACGACCTTCAGCCTCGGCGGCAACACGGTCACGGGCACGAAGTTCGCCGTCACCAGCCCGGGTGCGTTGCTTACCGGCGGCGTCGATCCGAACACCCTCATTCCCGGCACCGTCAATGGCTCGATCTCGTTCACCGGCGCCGGCGACGCCTGGACGCTTGACAAGCAGGTGCCGTCGACCGGCACCGGCAATCTGGTGTTTGCGACCTCGCCGACGCTCACGACGCCTAGCCTCGGCGCGGCCGCGGCGACCTCGCTTGCCGCCACCGGCGCCGTGACCGGCAACAACCTCCCGCTCGCGGTGCATACGCAGAAGTTCACAGCCTCCGGCACCTACACGCCGTCGACCGGGATGGTCTTCTGTGTCGTCGAAGGCGTCGCCTGTGGCGGCGGTGGTGGCGGCGGTTCTTCGAGCGGCACCGGTGGCGGCGGCGGTGGTGGCGGCGCCGGCGAATCCGGCCGCGCTGTGTACACGGCGGCCACCATCGGGGTGTCTCAGGCGATCGTCATCGGCGCGGCGGGCGCGGCTGGAACGACCAGCGCGGGTGCGACTGGGGGCACCGGCGGCACCGGGGGCACCTGCACGTTCGGCGGGACGCTCATGTCGCTGGCTGGTGGAGTCGGGGGTAACGGGGCCATCGCCGGAAGTACTGCGGCGGGCGGCGCCGGCGGAAATGCTGGCGGAGCCGGCGCCTTGTGCGCCGGCGGCTCGGGTTCGGCAGGCATTGGCGGCATAGCGGGAGCCATAGCCGGAAGCGGCGGGGCATCGATCTACGGGTCTGGCGGGTGCGGTGGCGGCGGCGCGCACAATCCAACTTCGGCGGTCGCTAAAGGCTCCGGCGGGGGCGGCGGATATTCGATCCAGAACGGGACTGCCGGCGCCGCGGGGATGTTCTTCATCACCGAGTTCTGCACCCAGTAGCGGCCATGGCCATCAACTCGCAGAACGGCAACACGCTGCTCGAGTCGGGCTTCTTCCCGCCGTGCCGCGCCGCGACCACGGCGGCGCTCACGGCGCTGGCGGGGCTGCTCACGGTCGACGGCGTGACGCTGATCGCGGGCGACCGCGTGCTGGTGAAGGACCAGGCCGACCAGACCACCAACGGGATCTACGCGGCCTCGACCGGGACCTGGACCCGCACGTCGGACGCAACCGGCAACACCCAGCTGTTCGACGGCATGGCCGTGATCGTGGCGCAGGGCACGACGAACGCGGGCCTGACGTTCATCTGCACCTGCACCGACGACCCCGTGGTGGTTGGGACCTCGCTGCTCACGTTCTCGAGCCAGGCCGCGGTCGCGAGCGCGCTGCAGACCGCGACCTCGACGACGTCGGCCGCGCTCACCACCGGGGCGAAGACCTTCGCGACGCAGGCCGGCAAGAACTTCGCCGCCAAGCAGTGGGTGCTGATCTACGAGACCAGCAACCCGGACAACAACCTGCTGGCCGAGATCACGAGCTACAGCGGCACCTCACTGGTCGTGAGCGTGGCGGCGACCGCGGGCAGCGGCGGGCCCTACACCGACTGGACGATCGTGCTCACCAACACGCCCGCCGCGGCCGGGCGCCAGCCACCGGTCGGGACCGGCAACATGACGGGACCGGGCTCGGCGACCTCGCACAACCTGCCGCGCTTCGCCGACACGACCGGCAAGCTGCTCGAGGACAGTGGCCTGCCGGCCGGCACGCTCGCGGGCCTCAACGCGCTCACCTACGCGACGGCGGGCACCGCGAGCGTCGGCCCGGCCGCCATGGCGGCCGGCGCCGGCCTGCCGCCCTACGTCGCGGCGCAGCCGACCGACAACCTCACGCTGGCGAACGACGGCACCAACCCGACGACCGACATCCAGGTCTCGGCCGGCCGTGCGCCCGACGATTCCGGCCTCTATTGGCTGACCCTCGCCGGCCTGGTGCTCAAGCGCATCGACCAGGCCTGGGCCGCGGGCGGCGGCGTCGGCAACCGCAAGGGCATGCTGCTCACCGGCTCGAGCTGGCTCGCCAGCAAGTGCTACCACCTGTGGCTGATCGGGGCGATCGGGCTGAGCGTCACCAGCGTGACGCGCTCGAGCAACGTCGCGACAGTGACCATCGCGGGCCACCCGCTCGGCGTCGGCGGCACCATCCGGGTGTACGGCGTCGGCTCGGGCTTCGACACCGCCGGCGCCGTGATCACGGCGGTCGCGACCAACACGGTGAGCTACGCCAACACGGGCGCCGACGTCGGCGCGACGGGCGCCACCGCCTTTGCGGACGGTTGCGATATCGGGGCGACCCAGCAGGACGCGCAGAATTACCCGAGCGCCACGCTGCCGAGCGGGTTCACGATCAAGCAGTGCCTCGGGTCGGTGCTCACCGACGGGTCGAAGAACCTGCGGCTCTTCCTGCACGTGCGCGACGAGTTCATGTGGCAGACGCCGATCGTCGACCTCAATGCGGATACGGCCACGGGCAGCACGTCGCGCACCCTCTCGGTACCCACCGGGCTACGCGTCAAGGCGCACCTGCTGATCAATACGGTGGGCAACAGCAGCTCCGAGCCGAAGGGCGCGGCCTATGTGGACTGCCCGGACTATACGCACGCGATCACCACGCAGCGCGCGCAGCTTTTCTGGGACCTTACGCTGGGCAGCACCAGCGGCAACGTGCTCAACAACGCCAACGGCACCGCCGACGTGATCACCAACACGTCCGGCCAGGTGCAGACGACCTTCAATGGCGCATCGCTCTCGCTGGTCACGACGGGCTGGCGCGAGTTCCGGCGCGCGCTGTTCTAGCCGTCAGGCGGCGCAGCAGCGCGCCGATCGGGCGCTCGAGCGCGTGATGCGCGAGCCATGCCGCGCAGAGCGTTGCGGCGGACACGCCGGCAAAGAGCGCGGCGCCGGCGTACGCCGGCGAGAGGCCCAGCGGCGCGACGATGGCCGCGCCCGAGTAGGTCAGGAACAGCGTCAGCACGAGCGAGTGGGTGAGGTAGACCGGGTAGGAGAGGTCGGCCAGCCACGCGTGCAGCCGGCTCTTGCGCGTCGCCAGGAACACGCCGGGCAGCGCTGCCGCGAAGGCGAGGAAGATCAGCCAGAACCGCGCCGTGTCCCACACGGTGGGCGGCCGCAGCGCGGTCGCGGCGAGCGCGAGGGCGAGCAGCGCGAGGCCGACGCGCGGTTCGCGTAGCAGCTCGAGCCGTTCCGCGGCGACCCGCGCGAAGTGGCCGAGCATGAAGAACACGAGGATGCTCGGCCAGAACAGATAGGTCCAGGTATTGCCGGGGCCGTAGGCGTAGACGAGGACGGCTCGTGTCCCGACCGAGAGCGCTGCCGCGGCGATTGCGGCGCCGGGCGAGCGCAGGAGCCAGGGCGCGGCGAGGTAGAACGCGAGCTCGGCGCCGAGCGACCAGGACGGCTCGATACTGACGATCGTCGCCGTCCACGGCGGCGGCGCGGGCCACGCGGTGGCGGCGAGTGCGCGCCAGTCGAGACCGAGGATCGCGACGTCCGAAAGGCGCTCGAGCGGCGACGCGGCCGCGAACCCGCGCTGCGCGGCCGGCACGACGAGCAGGCAGATCGCCGCCATCGGCCAATACAGCGAGAAGATGCGCACGAAGCGGCCGCGCCAGAACGCGAGCGTGCCGGTGAGATCCGGCGGGTACTTCCCGGCAAGCGCGGTCGAGATGAGGAAGCCGCTGATCACGTAGAAGTGCATCAGTGCGTAGCCGGCATTGAAGCCGAACGTGGTCGCCCACGACATCGGGATGCCGGCCGGCTCGAGCACGTTGAGGCGAACGTGCCCGCCGACGACGACCAGCGCCAGGAAGAGCCGCAGTGCTCCCATGGCGGCGAGGCTACTTCAACCCGGAGGCGATTCCCATGCAGATCGACCGCGCCCTGTTGGCGCGCCTGTGGCCGCGCGCGCCGGCGCCGCTCGTCGAGGCGGTGGCGGCGCGCTCCGCCCAGGTGCTCGCCCGCTACAAGATCAACAGCGCGCTGCGCGTCGCGCACTTCCTCGCCCAGGTGAGCCACGAGTCGGACGGCGGCACGGTGACGGCCGAGAACCTCAACTACCGCACCGCGCAGCGCATCGCGGCGGTGTGGCCGCGCCGCTTCACGCCGCAGACCGCGCAGGCCTATGTGGGGCAGCCCGAGAAGCTCGCCGACAAGGTCTACAACGGCCGCATGGGCAACCAGCCCGGGACCGACGACGGCTGGCGCTTCCGCGGCCGCGGGCTCCTGCAGCTCACCGGGCGCGCGAGCTACGCGGCGATCGGCGAGGCGACCGGGCTCGACCTCGAGGACGATCCCGACCTCGCGATCGCGCCCGAGAACGCGCTCGAGGTGGCGGCGTGCGAGTTCGCCCGCCTCGGCTGCCTGCCGGCGGCCGACGCCGACGACCTGCGCGGCGTCACCCGCCGGGTCAACGGCGGCTACATCGGCTTCGAGAGCCGCAAGGCCTGGCTCGCGCGCTGGAAGCAGGCGCTGCCGGACCTGCCGGGCGACCCCGACGAGAGCGAGGACAACGAGCGCGCCCCGCGCGGCGCCGAGGAGAAGCCGAGCCTGCCGGCCCCGCCGGTCGACGCCGGCGCCGGCGTCGTGGTCGCGACCGGCGCCGGCGGCGCCGCCGGCCTCACCGAGCAGCTTGCGCCGGTGGTGCAACAGCTCGAGCCGCTGCGCCACACGCTCAAATGGGTCGAGGCGGCGCTCGTCGGCATCGCGCTCGTCGGCGCGCTCGCGACCGGCTATTCGATCCTGCACCGCCGCGTGACGGGAGGCGCCGCATGATGATCGCCATTCCGGGCCTCGCCGTGCTGAGCTGGATCGGCACCGCGCTCATGGTGGCGGGCGCGCTCGGCGCCGTCGGCGTCGTCGCGCTCATGTTCGCGGCGCCGGCGGCCTATCTGGTCGCCGTCAAGCTGATCCGCGAGACGCTCGACTGGCTCACCTCGACGCGGCTCGGCTGCGTCTTCTGCGCGGCGCTGATCGTGCTGCCGCTCGCCTACTGGGGCGGCCAGTTCGACCGCGGCATCGCCGACGCGAAGGCGGCCGAGGCCGCCCGCGCCGCCTTCAACCTCAAGCTCGCCTCGGCCGCGCGCGCGGCCGCATCGAGAGACCAGGCCCGCGCGGCCGCGGCCGAGACCGCCCGCGCGCAAGCAGAGGAGCGCGCCCGTGAGCTCGCATCGCAGATCCCGACGACGGCTTGCCTTGTGCCTGCCGATACTGAGCGCCTGCGCGGGCTGTGGCGCCCCGCCGCCGCC